GACAGCAACTCACAGCAGAACGTAGAAATAGACAGGGTTGCCAAATCATTACCTCATTTTTACCTTATCCTCAGAACTGCTTGCTAATAAAGTGGTTATAAAAATCTTCCAGAATTACACAAAAACCTTGGATTTTTATGCCAGTCCAATAAAAAACAAGACCACCTCCCTCTCTTTCGCCTTATTCGTACTCTTGGTACACAATTTTTTGTTATCTTTAGGTCTCCAGTTATTAACCTATAAATTGGCTTATTATGAGACGAGTATGTGGTCTTGATGTTCACAAAGATAGTGTATTTGTTTGTATTCTCAACGAAAAAGGTGAGAAATTTGAAGCCAAGTACGGTGTTTTGACACCTGAACTGGAAGAGCTGCATCAACTTCTCCTTACTCATGAAGTTAAGGAAGTTACTATGGAAAGCACCAGTATTTACTGGTATCCCATCTGGCGCATTCTCAGTGACATAGAATGTCTGAAGTTGGTCAACCCCTACTTCATCAAGCAGCTTCCCGGCAGAAAAAGTGATGTCCGTGACGCTGCCTGGATAGCCGAATGTACCATGAAGGATCTCATCCGTGGCAGTTTCGTGCCGGATGAGATAGTGCAGCGCATGCGTCAGTATAACCGACGCATTTTTGACTTGAACAAGGAGAAGGTCTATAAACTGACCAAACTGGATGCCTTGCTTCAACGTTGCAATATCCGTATCAGCAACTACGTATCTTCTACAGACAGTAAGAGCTACAAAGATGTGGTGAAATTGCTTTCCGAAGGAATTGTCAATGCGGAAAAGCTGACGGAGGCCATCCATGGACGGACGGTGAACCGTGTCGGAAAAGAAGTAATTACAGCCGCTCTGACAGGAGTTGTCAATGAAGTGGACATAGACCTGATACGCCAGTACCGGGAGGAAATCCTTATGGATGACAAGCATCTGAAAGAGTGCCAGGAAAAACTGACGGAAATCTGCAGGAAAGAGTTCCCCAGGGAGTTCGAAAATCTTCAGACGATACCCGGTGTAAAGGAACGCTCGGCAACCTCCATACTCTCTGAATTAGGGGTCGACATGAAGATGTTTATTACAGCGGCTGCATTGGTGTCGTGGTGCGGGCTCAAACCACGGAATGAAGAAAGCGCAGGAAAAATCAAATCACGAAGAATCACACATGGTAACAAGTACATCAGAAAGACTATGATTGAATGCGCATGGGGAGCCAGCCGGACACAAAACTGTTTTTACTCGAATTTCAGTTACACACAAACTGTCGTCAGAAGGAAGAATGCCATGAAAGTGAAAGTGGCCATAGCGCGGAAAATGCTTGTTGTCATTTGGCACGTGTTGAGTGATGGTGTTCCATACAATGATTATAAGAAGCCTGAAGCTATTGCAGAAGGCAACTCATAATATACCGCTTATTGTAAGGCCAGTATCTTTGTGGTAGCATAGACTCCGTTTTGCAAATTGACTGATGCTTTAAGCGGCTTAGAATGCCAGTGTTAGGAAATAAAGCCTGAAGAGGAAAATGATACTTTTTATATTGTATATCTGACTGCTCTTGATAGAACGGTCAATACATTCATGCTCATTAACACCATAAACTAAGTAAAGGAGCCATAAAGACAGGGGTAATCTTTATCTTTTCATAGAGGAAAGATAGCATTTATATGTGTATCTTGTATGAAAACGGTTCAAAAATCGAATCTGTTTTTGGTGTATTGACTCCTGAGCTGGATAAGTTACGTGATTTGCTTGTTTCTCATCATGTTTGTGAAGTTGCTCTTGAGAGTACAAGTATCTATTGGATTCCAATTTGGAATATTTTGTCTGTTGACTTTAGTCTGAAACTTGTCAATCCTTATTTCATCAAACAGCTTCCCGGTCGTAAAAGTGACGTCAAGGATGCTGAGTGGATAGCTACAGTTCTGCAGAAAGGTTTGATTCGTGGTAGTTACGTTCCGGATCGTATGATTCAATGTTTGCGCCAATATGAGCGTCGCAATCATGAACTCTCCAAAAACATCGTTCATGCGGAACAACGTATGGATATGATTCTTCAACGCTGTAATATCCGTATTAGCAACTATGTCTCCTGCATCTCCTGTAAAGGTTATCAAAAGGTTGTCAACGCCATTATATCGGGAGAGAGTAATCCGAAAGTATTGGTAACTTTAATTCATAAACGTACCTTGAACAAGCACGGGCGACAGGTTGTCGAAGATTCTCTCAATGGTTTTGTATCTGATACGGACCGTGATATACTCCGTCAGTATCGTGACGAACGTATGCAGATGGAACAACACAAAAGTGAAAATAAAGCCAAGATGCAGGCTATTTGCGAAGCGCATTATTGCGAAGAATTGGAATTGCTTCAAACTCTTCCGGGTATAAAGGAAGAGAGTGCTGCCAATATCATTGCTGAAATCGGAGTGGATATGAAGATGTTCCTAACCGCATCCGCAATTGTAGGTTGGGCAGGCCTTAAACCGCGTAATGACCAGAGTGCAGGAAAAATTAAATCCCGAAAAATCACCCATGGGAATAAATACCTTCGTAAAATATTGGTGGAAGCAGCCTGGAGTGCGGCTAGAACAAAAGACAGTAGGTTCATGAAAATGTATCAACGATTATTGGCACGAGGAAAAAGCAAACAAAAAGCACTAATTGCAGTTGCAAGGAAGTTACTTGTTCTGATTTGGAATATGTTATCAAAAAAAGAGGCTTTCAATCCAGAATATAAAAGAAGAATACAAGCAGCATAAACTTAAACTTTATTGATGAAAAGGACCGTATCTTTGTGGTAGAGTAAACTCCGTTTTGCAAACTGTCTGAGAAATCAATAAAGAATTGAAAGCCAGTCTGAACTTCAAGTTCGAAGAGGAAAGTAATATAAAACAGGAGACTAAACAGAGTAGTCTCCCATTACAACACATGCCAAAAAGAATGATACCTCTGCCAAGCCAAAAGAGAGGGAGGTGGTCTTATTTGTTTTTTAGAGGAAAGATAAGAAAAAAAGCGAAAATCTTTTGCAACTTTCAAAAAAGTATCTATCTTTGCACTCGCTTAACAGCGAATAAGGATTGATTCGCTAGCTCAGCAGGTAGAGCACAACACTTTTAATGTTGGGGTCTTGGGTTCGAGCCCCAAGCGAATCACAGCAAGGGATTACAGAAATGTAACCCCTTTTTTCTTATTATCAGCATATTATGTAATTATCAATGATTTATACGAACAAACGCGGTTCTATATTTGTTTCATTTTAGTTCACTATATTTCATTGTATTTCATGAAATGTGCAACAAATGTGATACCCTTGTGTGATACCAAATCTTTTAAATTATGAAGTACCCAACAGTAAGATTTGTGTTTGACCGGAAACACACAGCAAGCAAGACAACAAAAGGAACCGTTCAGATAGAAATATTATTTGAACGGAAAAGGAAATGGATTAGTACAGGCGTTAGGCTATATTCCGACCAATGGAGTGAAAAAAACAAAGTCAAGAATACAGTTCAGTCCATAGATCTGAACGAAAGACTCGATGCACAGATACAGAATATAAACGAATTTATCAACTCCCTTATAAAGAATAAGGAGCCCTTTAACTTTGAAAAGCTGGAGCATTTCCTAAAGTATTCACAGCAGAAAGAGAGTTTTCTTGACTTCATAAAGCGCCGGGTAAGCGAAAGAACAGATTTAAGAAAGGGGACTTTAAATACCCATGCCACATTAATTAACTCTCTAGAAGAATTTGGTAGAATCGTTTATTTTTCCGACATAACAACGGCCAACATAATGTATTATGACGATTTCCTACATAAGAAATATAATAAACAGACAACCGTTCATGGCTATCATAAACGCTTGAAAAGATATATAAATGAAGCTATTAAATATGAGTTGTTAAAAGACAACCCATATAATAGGCTCAAATTTGACCGCGGAAAAAGCGAAGGAATAAAATACCTTACCATAGACCAAATAAAGCAAATACAGAACTTAGAAATAACATCAGAAAGCATTAGTAAGGTTAGAGACTTATTCGTCTTCCAATGCTTCACCGGTCTGTCTTATGCAGATTTGTCCAAATTCGATTTCTGCGGAGTAATCAAAAAAGGAAGCAAATTTTTTATTAGAGATATTAGAATAAAAACAGAAGAAGAATACTTTCTTATGCTCCTAAAACCCGCAATGGAAATATTGAGAAAATACGACTTCAAGCTACCGATAATAAGCAATTACCAATATAATTTAAGGTTGAAAGTCGTTCAGGAAATTGCAAGGATAAAGCAAAGCCTTCATTCCCACATGGCAAGACACAGTTTTGCGGTAATGGCTCTGAATATGGGCGTATCAATCGAAAACCTTGCCAAAATGATGGGACATACAGATATAAAGACAACCCAGATATACGCGAAGGTGCTAAACAAGTCCGTGCAGGAAGAATTTGAAAAGATGGATAGCAAGTTATAACCCAAACAACCCAGTGGGTTAAATTCAACCCAAAACAAGTGAAAAGACCCACTGGGTTATAACATCATTCTTGCCTTTCAATAAACTCTTTTAATCTGTACAGTCTGTCAATTGACGGGTTATAAAACGGGTCAGGAAAATGCTGGTTTATATCGTGTATATTCGCCTGTATGTATTTCTTTACGTCGAATATATTCTCCGATTCGCTTAACTCTATTTGAGTGGGCAGTTGAGCCGTTAAAGCCCAATGAACAATAGCCTTTACACTATCTTCGTCGTATGCGTATTTACTTTCTTGTGCCATAAAATATTTATGTATATATAAAATCAGGTGCAAATCTATTTAAACCCGTTGAAATATCCCATTATTTTATCCGATAATTCACGCAGCCCGCAGCATATATACGTTTCGGTCATCGTTACACTGGAGTGCCCTAACATTCGGCTGATAGAATACAAGTCCGCACCTCTTAAATATAAGTTGGTTGCGCAAGACTTCCGGGCGGAATGCGAAGAAATAAATTCCCACTTTTCACCGGTTATATATTCGCCCGCCTGGTACAGTTTTATACGCTTGTTTATCCCGCATCGCCGGCATATACTTCTTATTGTGTCGTTAAAGGTTACATCCGAAACCTTTCGTTCATTGATACCGTATTCCCGGTTTTCTTTCAATATCCGGAGCACAGCAGGAGCCGCCGGTATCTCCGCTTTAATCTTGGTTTTCCGTGAAACATATATCAGTCTTCCGTCTACTATGTTGTCCTCTGTAAATTCTATATAATCCGAATGTCTGGCGCCTGTAAGGCAACCGAGCAAAAAGCAGTTTTTTACAGCGCGTTCCGTTTCATTAATAGGATTATACGCCAATAACGTTTTTATCTCGTCGTCCGTTAGCCACGTACTTTGCGTAGCGTCCTTTTTTAAGGTCAATATAGCCTCAAAACCTTTTGGAAAAGAATACATATCGCTGTACAGGTTAAGAATTGATTTAAGCATAGCGCAATAGGTTTTAGCGCTATTGGTGGCCACCCTTTCATTAAGAGCCTGAACAAAGTTGTACAACCTCGGTTTTGTTATGCTGTCGAATGTACATTCCACTTCGTTAACCTCTTCATACACCCGCAACACCTTTCCGTATTGCGGGTATTTCTTCAAAAACACTTCCTTTAAAGTCTCCATATTATTCACCTGATTTATTGTCTTTTGTTTTTCCTATCGCCATAGCGATTCCTATTAAAGCTGACGTAATAACCAGCGCTGGGTTGATGTTCCATAGTATTACTACCAGAACAATTGCCCAAAGAATAAAACCTAAATACATATTATTTCCTCCTTATATTAAATTCGTTTTGGCTATAAATTTATTCAAATACCACATTCAAACCAAAACCGGCAAAGTGATTTTCTATGCACCCCGATATAAATTCCACAGCATCAGGGTAACGGCTGTTATTGCAACAACCGAAAGCTCCGAAAGAGCCGCAATAACGCCCTTTATTGAAACTATCCTTTGCTATGGTTGCTATTACCTTGTCATCTATTTGCAGGGCTGTTTTTTCGCCCTGCTGGTTTACTGTTACTATAATTGTTTGCATGATTGTTTTATTTTATCAGTTATTATCTTAGCTCGCGGAAAGAAACCATTTCAAAATCACTATTAATAACCTCTATTTGTACAGGCTTTACAAAGCGGTTTAACTCCTTGCGAATATCTTTCATTTGTTCAAATGATACGGTTACAATGTTCCCGGCAACTAACAAGTTGCGTAAAATGTTGTCTAATTCTTTACGTTTCATTGTCTTTATTTTATTGGTTTATAATAGTTCCCGGCGGCGGTGTTGCTCCGCTTGCTGTCCTCCACGCCGGAATAATTATAGTTATAGTATTCCTAGCTCCTTATGTATGTAAGCAATGAAATTCGATACGTTTTCAATTGTAGGCACCAGATGGGAAAACAAATCATTTTTGCCTTTTGTGTATTCGCACCCGGATTTTATCACATCGTTGGAATACCCGTACAATCCCATTCCGTAATACAAATATCCCGCCTCCATATAATCGCATTCGTTGCCCGTATTCATTTGTGAAATAATCCGTTTTGCATCGTTTATTGCTGTAGTATCCATATCCTTAAAATTTATCCGATTCATCATTTATAAAATCCTTTATTCTCTCTATATCGGTGCCGCTGATAAACAACACAGCACCGAATAACAATAACATAACAAAGAGCATACATTTATACGAATTGGTCTAACTCTTTTTCAAGCTCCGCCCGGTCGATTTCCGGGAACAGTTCTAAAACCAGATTCAAGGCCCCGCAATAGTCGCACCCGTATTCCTCTGTATCCATCAACCGCAACACCATTGTACACGGAATACTTTTGATACTATCAAATTCCGGATTATATATTTTTGTATTAAGTAATTCTCGCTCATTTATAACAATATCGTTAGCCTTCATATTCTTTTCCTCCATCAATTAATTAATAAATAACATACGCTATATGAACCGCTTTTTTTGCCGATACATTAGGGTGCACCCGTTTAATGTAGTCGTAGTTCTTTGTGATAATTTCGCTTGCCTCCTGCTTGTTGTGTCCAACACTTGCAGCCACTTTAATTAACTTTTCTAATGAATGAAATTCTTTTGCTTTCATAATGCTATAGTTTAAATTGTTAATGATCCAACCTTATAGCGTGTACACATAAACCAATACAACACGATACCAGAAGCCTAACACAATAAGACTAAAACGTATTTGTATCAAGTATATAAATAAATGGAAGAATATTTGCAGGTGAGAAATTAAAGAAGTACTTTTGCCTCCGCTTGGGGGGGGGTACTTCTTTAAGTATTCCCAACCTACGAGGGTCTTAACATTGCCGTGTTAAGGCTCTCTTTTTTATTCCAACACTTAATAACACGCCTGTAAGAACCAGAACCTTATATCTATCTCTTTCTTACATTACAAAGATACGAATTATTTTGTAAACAGCAAAGAATATTGCAAAATATTTTCATAAAATAATCATATTATAAAACATATAATAAACTCAATATAATACGCTATATATCAAACACTTATAATACAAAACACATCCGTAAGAATATGTAAATATATAATACCACAACAAGCATAATAAACACTTTAAATGCAATAGAAATAATCTATATTAATAATATAACATATAGACAACGCGAATAAGCATAGGACGCTAACAAAGCACAATAATTAATAGATATTATCTATATAATACATACGTGATATTAATTTTATTTATTGACGGTATTGGGTGTCTTTGGCTGCGCCGTGATAGCCTTTACTTTATGTCCAGGACTGGCGAGCAACAACAATGTAAATAAACACAAACTTTATATTATATGTATAATGTAAACAGCAAATCACTATTATACAACAAAATACATTGCAAACTCCCTGCAAATAGCCACCCCTACCCCTTTATTTTTGTAAGGAAATCGGCGTAGTCACCTCACCTAAAATTTTTTTATTTTCTTCATTTTCCACTAATTTGTAATGATATTTTACAACAAATCAACCATTGCATTTTTACATTTTTGCACTATATGGACGATTATCGGGTAATTTTCTATGTTTTAACGCATATTAATTAGAAAATTTACTTGTTTTATAATCAGATAGTTGTATATTTGCATAATGAAGATAAAGAACATAGATATATGTATTTAGCCTTTACAGATAAAAGAAAAAAGGTTATTTTCATAAAATGCGCCTATAGGAGCATGCGTTATGTTCTTTTAAACACAAAATGAGCGACTTACAATGAATAGAAGGGAATTAAAGGATTATGTGCTCGGTCTGCTGTCGCAACATTGCGACGAATACGCCTCTACATTCAGGGATATATCTTTGGTTACAAGCAATCCGGAACGTACAGACAGATACGGCAGGCGTCTTGAAGGATTGTTCCGGGAGGGATATGGTGTTGTAACGAAAGACATTGCCGATTACCGTGTTCCGTTGTATGTTTTTACGGGAAAGATATACGAGTACATGGACTACAATGTGCTCTATGATGCCGTAGACAGGTGGCTTGAGAAAATGGGTGTTGCCGCCCGTGACCGCACTAATAAGATTATGTATTCTTACATGAACCGGATAATCAATGTCATTAGAGACCATGAGCTGCAACCCGACCTTAGCATTATGTGCTTTACTAATTGCGTGGTTGACATGAATACTTTAAAGACTTACCCGCACTCTCCGAAGTTTGACTGCGTAAAGATGTATCCGTTCAAGTATGACCGCAAGGAGATTTTCAACTGTCCTACCTGGAGAAGCTTTCTTGGAGAGAGCTGGATACCTACGGAAGAGCTGGATGGCGTATTGCCGGAAAAGCACAAGCGCAGGATATTGCAGATGTTCCTCGGCGCTTGCCTTGTCAACAGGAAGAATATCAGCTTCGAGTATTTCCTTATATTGCAGGGTACGGGGGCAAATGGGAAAAGCGTTATTTACAGGGTTCTGAAAGACATGTTCGGGGAGGATGAAATACTCAACATCAAGATGAGCCAGTTTGCAAGAGGTGGGGATGAGCAGCTGCGTGCCGCCTACTCTATGTCAAGGAAAAGGCTTATGTACTGCACGGAAAGCAACCGGGGTGATTTCAAGGACATGAGCATCATCAAGGCAATATCCAGCGGAGAGCCGATTGCCTGCCGGGGAATAGGCGGGAATATCACAATGATGCAGAGACCTCCTATTATGCTGTGCAACTCCAACTACCGGTGGCAGCCGAAGGACTTCTTGAACCGTGATGACCCGGACGACGAGAGCATGCAGCGCCGTGCCCTGGTGCTAAACTTTGACAAGACAATTCCCGTGGAGAAAAGGGACACTATGCTTGCAGAAAGAATGAAAGCGGAACATGCCGGTATAATGGCTTGGATTGTGAAAGGGCTGTGCGAACTTAAAAAGAACAATTGGCGGATGCCTGAGAACTTGGGCGGGAAGATTGATTTGAAACTGGAACGGATACGGTCGAGTGTTACGGGAAAGGATGGGAAACTTGTGGACGGGAGCATTTCGGAATATTTCAAATACAAAGAGTGCCAGCCGGAAGAATTTGAAGGGAGCGGTTCCATAGAGCTGACATCCTCGGATATATACAAGAACTATGAACGGTTCTGTAAGAAAAATGGGGTTGTCCCGGTGTCTCAAAGGAAGTTGGGTATTGACATGCTTTCACTCGGATACGCACGGGAAAAACGTGCAGATAAGGGATACAGCAATGTCTATACGCTGTGGTGTGGCAACGAGGATATTGTGAATAACTTCATGAGACACATTCCCAATATTGCGGAAGAGGCGAAGACCAATCTGTTTGAAGGTTGGGAATATTCGGACGATGATTTTTTGAATGAAGATTGACAGATTTACTTAATTAAATATCAAAACTATGGATTTCGGAAAGACGCAAATCGGGAATATGGTTATTCTCAAGTACAAGAAAGGCGGTTTGCCTTTTATTAAGGTATCAACCGTAAGCGGGGACTTCTCTGTTGAATATGGGGCAGGAAGCGTGATGTTTATGATGCTGGATAATACTCCATTGGAAGACAAAGTAGATAACCTGCCAATGCTTATAGTGCGTAATGCCCAATATGTTGCCAATTGCATTGATGTGGAGTTACAGGTGGATGTATTAAAGGCAATAGGGAGCGCCCTTGACCGTGCGGATGCCAATCCCATATCCGACGAAGAGGACGCCCAAATTATTGAGGAGGAAAGGAAGATGTATGAGATGAAAAAAGAGTTGGAGAAATAACCATGAAAGCAAAATATTTCAGAAAGATAAGAAGCCAAGTAAAGTGGTACAAGGTATCGCACAGAGAACAATTATTGTTTGGTTTCAGTAACGAGAAAGAAGTGTTGGCTAAATCGCCCGAAAATGCTTGTATCAGATACCATAAGCGTACAGGTGCTTTCATCAACAAAAGGAATCCTAACGACATTACTCAATATTCAGAGATGCTTTCCCGGCTTAAGGTGTGTATAGGTCAGAAAGTAATGTATTTCGATTAAAAGTTAATAACCATGTTGGAGAAGAAATACCAAATACACGAGTTTAATCCGACAATATACCCATTCAGATTGTGGGTAGGAATTAACCCATCATTGGGAGATATGCAGAATAAATTCTATGCCTTGACTGATAAAATGGAGCGTACTGATTTTACATCAGAAGTATTAGGGAATAACACGTTTACTATTGCGACTTGTTATCCTGTCAGCGATAAAAAAAGCGGTTGGATTGGTATATTTTGCGGAATATTCAGAAAAGACAGATTATCCGTTGGGGTTGCCGCCCACGAAGCAAGTCATATCACAGACTTTATATCCGATTCATTTGAATTGGGCGGGTTTAATTTCGATAATGGAGAGGCCAGGGCGTATCTTGTTCAATGGGCTGCTGATTGCATTTGGCAAGTGAAAAGTGGGAAGTTTAAGGATTAGAAGGATACACAACTGCCGGGATTTATTTCCCGGCTTTCTTTTTAGCGGCAAGATACAAGGAGCAATTATTGCATGAAAGTGGCAGATAGAAATGCACTGTAGTATCCTCTTCCTTTATTTCGTCCTTTTTGATTTGCGTAATGTCTGCTATCATTTTAGTAAGGTCTATCCATTCCTTGCATCCCTCTTTCCCGTCATATTTCTTGCGGGCAGCGATAAGTTTACGAAGTTGGTTTTCTTTTGATAGCTCGGAAGCAATATCTTCCTCACTGATACCATCTACCGATATATCATCCTCTTTCTCGCTCTCTTTTTGCCTGCGTTTAATCTTTCTGCTTGCAGAGGTCAAATAGTCCATGAAGTCTTTATCGGCGGACAAAAGGGTATTCATGTTCTTCTTGTTTATCTCCAGGTTATATACCGGATTGTAAAGACCGGAAATAAGATAGGCGTCCTTGTCTTTCCATCCTAACGCTAAAAGGTCGGCAAAAGCCTTCTCTTTTATACTGATTCCCGCTTTTCTGCATTCAGAACCCAATCCTTTGCTGAATGTTATTTTTTCTTCCTTCCCTCTCAACATATTATTATGATTTTTAATTATACAAACACAAAATAGCAGCAGCATCTTATATGCCACTGGTTCTGATAGTCGGATATGGGATGATAGCCAACCATGCTGTCGCAATAAGAGCATGGGTAACTGCTCCCACGGTACGAATAAAAGCCCGTATATCCTTTATCCTTATGTTCAAGCCCCCAAAACAACATCCATGCAGAACCTACGGCGAAGCGGGTAAGGGTATTTAACGAGTTGTAAGCGGAATTAGACTTCCCTACCCCATAACTCACACCATCTGTTTTAATACGTGTGGCAGCAGCCCCGCCATTATAGACCGCCCGCTTAAAATAAGGATTGGTATAAGGTGAATTAAGATAAGACTTTACACTACCCTTTATTTTATCTTTCCCGATTCCGGCTATCAGACCGGCTGCAATGGCAGCTTCCACTTCATACTGAAATCGGTTGCAATAAATGCTGATACGCTCTGATAATGTCTTCCCGTGGTCTTCCCTGTTTATAAAATCTACAATTGCATCTCTTTCCTCCTTTCTGTCATATACAGAAAGAGTTTCCGTGTAATCGTAAATTAACTCACGCAACTTACGGAGTACTCCGCTTACGTCCCGCTTTAAGCTCTCATTTGCAGAGAACCGGAACATTGCAGGCTGAATATCATACTTGAATGATATATCTATAATCTCTTTTGCCGCTTGTACAAGAAGCTCCTCCAAATGACTTTGCATAGATATTTCAGCCTGCAAACGTAATTTTATGAAATCCTTGGCATCCTGTATCTGTTTTTTTGTAGGTTGCTTCATAACTTGTCGTCTCCTGCCGGATTATGTTCAACTTCATTATCTGTGACGGATGCTTGCCGGGATTTCAATTCATAAAGAAGGTCAGCCTGCTGCTCTTCCTTCTTTTCTTTTATAATCCTATCCCAGTCACGAGGATTACTGTACATCTGAATTTGCTCATTTGCAGTCTGCCGGGACAAGAACCCGTTTTGAACAGCAACTGCAAGATTTTGTACAAGTTCAGATTCATTTAGATGTATATACGGCTTTATCCAAGCATATACGTTCAAATTTTGCAAGTCGATAAGATTTTCGGTTTCCACCCCATAGCCATAAGTAAATATCTTCACCATATCATCAATGAGATGGTTGTACTCCTGCGCATCTTTCATGGCATTCTCAAAAGCAGGAGAATAAAGCAGCTTTATGGCTACACCTGGAAGGTCCCCGCTTCTTACTTCCGGTGGAATAACCGCAAAAGACTGTTCATAGATTAATTTGTATAAAGTGTCAAGCTGCTTGGTAAAAGCGGTGGAAACATCTTGCTTGTTAAGATAACCGGCTTCATCATCCGGTCCCATTGATATACACTTTATAGTGCCATCAATCCCGCCCTCTATATTAATACTATCTCCCTCTCCTTTGAAATACATAATCGGGAAGGCGTAAGCTGTATTGTTTTGTGACAATTGCGAAAAAGCAAGTTCATATTGCTCTATGCTGTCTTGTGAAGGGGACCAACAAGCGCCGGCTTCATTTCTGTGATAAGCCACTGGAATAAATGTAAAGCCATGCTCCTGAGAAGATACAAGTTCGTATCCGCTTAATCCAAACAAGTTCTTTATCACTTGCTTTATTTTGCTATACGCACCTTTCCCTTTTCTAAAACGGCGAAGATATTTCTCATCCCAAACTTCAAGCCAGTCTGTAACTGTATTTCCATCATTGTCAAAATCGGAATAGGAACGGGCGAATAATGTAAGTTTTCCTGTAACATTATCGAAATGGGGATATAACGTATCTCCTTTCTCAAAAGAAAGGACTTTCCAATAGAAAATTCCTTTTCGGAGATAACCTACAAATGCTGTGTCCCCCGTTATCTTTACGGATTTTGCCGCTTCATACCATGCTATCTCCATGTCCTTTACAGCCCATCCGGTTCGAAACTTAAAAAATGTATCCTTTACTTTTTCATTTTCGGTATCCCCTTCCAACTCAAATTGAATGTCGTTTCCACAAAGATGAACCAGGTGTTTGATTGTTATAATCCTCTGAAACGCAAAAGCACATCTGATAACGGACTCTCTAAACCACTCTTTTGTTTCAGGGTCTTGTCTTAATCTGTCCGGATATACCAATGGGTCATTTATAGCATGTCCGGACGGCTCAAATTCCCTCAAAAAATCCATTTGAGTTATTATCTGATATGTCGGATTGTCTAAAGGCTCATTAACGGACAAGCTGCCAGATATAACCCCTACTGCTTGTTTGTATCCATTTGGCAATATTCTCCGAAACGGACGGCGTACCATAATCTGTCGTGTACTTATATTCTCCATAATCCTTTTGGTTTAGTGTGTTGTTTTCTTATATCAAAAATCTGTCTGTAAATCATAGCCTCTATAAAGTCGGGAGAATGGCCGACGTACTTTTTCATCACTTCCTTTTTAATTAAAGAGAAGCCTTTATCAGTGTCTGCATCCCGGATGGCCTTGCGTTCTTTCATCAGGATATTATAAAGTGTCATATCTGAATATCCGTTTCCTGAAAACTTACGCGACAACAAATCGGGGTTAATCGAAATTTCATCATTCTTAATCTTCTTAACGAGAATATCAGCGCATTGTGATTTCAAGGAAGAATAAATATATTTGATTGACTTTTCATCGGCCTTTGCCATCGGAATTGGAGCTGCCATATTATTAAACTTTACAGCATCGGGGAATTTCCCTTTAAAATCCTGTCCGGGGCCGTTCAAGTCAAAAACAAAGTCTTTCTCCAGAACTCCCCATTCTCTTAGCTTGTAAGCAACGCATTCTTCCGTGCGTTTAGAGTTGTCCCGGCTCACATATACGTCCTCGATATGGTTCCCAATCCAAAGCCATAGAACAAGATTGTCTCCGCCTTCATACGCAATATCACATGATACCCTGCGCTTATTATCTCCATATTGAGAAGAATTATTAAAGAATCGTTCCATGTGCTCCATCTTAAGAATATCATCACCGGCAGCCTTAAAGTTCCAATTACCTTCAAGGTCACGAGCACGCGATTCTTCATCCTGTTGGGCGAGATTAGCCGCATAATTTGAGTCAGCCTCAATCAATTTGATATTATCCTCCAAACGTGCCCGTATAAAGACGACTGACTTGACAAACATTGTTTTCTTATTAAATCCCAATTTTTTGTAAGCATCATTCCAAAGAGGGTCTATGATGGATTTACATTGTTCATATACCTCTTCTGGCGTGTCTCCCCAAAATATATTATTGGGAGAATCTCCATCCATAAAACAATATCTTTTCTTTCCATCGCGTTCTGGTATAGGATTCCCATCCTCTCCTATCCACCAATCTATAAAAACGCGCACCCAGCTATCCGGATCCGGATTACAAGTACCCCAAAAACGGTTTTTAATACCATAAGCGTTACGGTTGCAAGTGATAAGGTATTTAAACTTGTCATAAGAACAATGGGTTATTTCGTCTATACCGATATAACAGAACTGTTTACCTTGAAAGCGCTTCTTGAAATCCTCAAAATTATCAGCAAAATAAGAAAACCACAGTTTTCCCGCGTTTTCTCCAAAATTCCAAGTCATATCCGATATAGAACGGTTATAAGTTCCAAATTGGGAGTAAATAAGATATGACGTGTTAATCATATCTCTAAGGTCATCTTTCTCATTACGCAGAAGAACGGCATTAAAACGTGGATTTTTAATGTCTGGCAAGGACTCCATTAATAAAGTAAATGTTTTTGAACCGCCACGATTTCCTCCCATAATAACAATGTCGGCATCGGAAGCTAATGAGTTCTCCTGCCCTCCGGATTGAGCTATAACATTGAAATCATTTTTCAAATTACGCAACCTGTCTATGTATTCATAACTGAATACACCCTCTCCCTTTTTCGTATATACAATCTTGTCGTGTTCCATAAAAAAAATAAGCCGGCGTATGCAGTATAAATCCGCACACTCCGGCTTGAATCACAGCTCTATGAGTTATATATAATGCAAATATACGATTTATTATAAATTTTCTAATATTTCTCATATAAAAATACACATAAAGCATTGTATTTTAGAAAATATACTATATATTTGCAATACTAAATCATGTGATATGATAAAGATAGACGCTAAGCTGGATGAAAAACAGACCAGCGAAAAAGGAATTTTTGTAACATGTCCGGTGTGCGGGCAAAAGTTGACCGATGTGAAAATAATACACGGTAGCGTATTGTTTAGGACTGTATGCCGAAGATGTCGTAATTTTATCAGCGTCAGAATAGAAGAATAGCAATTTTACATATGCAAGCCTAAGAGCTTATTAGTGCACAAAGCACTGATAGGCTCTTTTTTTTTATAACACAAACTAAATAAACACGATGGAGAAAGAACAAATCTTATCCGAACTGACGACTAGATTAGGACAAACCAGTCTTTCGTCACAGACATTAATGAAGTACATAGAATTGAATCCAGTAGCAGAAGGAATGGAGCCTGATGACGCTTATTATAGCAAGGCGACATCTTTTCTTCAAGGAATGCAAGGGCAGTACAATCACGATGTCGCAACACAAGTTGAGAATTTTAAGAAAAACTACAAACCTCAACAGAGTTCTCCTGACTCAGGAGAAGGAGCAGGAGATAACGTCCTTGCCGACAAGCTAAAAGAAATGGAAAATGAGATTTTGCTTTTGAAGGAAGAGAGAGAGGCGGAGAAAAACGCCGCGTCAATCCATGACTTAAAAGTCCAGTCTATGGACTTGTTGAAATCTCAAATTGAAAACGGGGGCAAAAATATCTGTAACGATGAAATCCTGAATATCGCCATATCTGACGTGAAAATCACCAAAGATATGGAAGTGGAAGAAATTGTCAGTTGCGCCAAACGCAATTATGAAAAAAGATACAAGGCTATTTTCGGAAATGGCGCTTCCCCAAGTATCAACCAGTATGCAGAAACCGGAGAAGAACAGGCAAAAAGCCGCCGTGAAGCATTCAAAGACCGGCTAAGAGCGCAAGGAAAACTTCCTCGAAAACAATAAACACATTAAAACAGACAAAGAATGAGACAATTAGGAACTTTCAACACTATCAGTCAATCCCGGTCGGGATTTGGCGGAAATTTTCCTGTTTGGTCAAGAGTAAGAGAATTATATCAGGGTGGTGGTATGATTGATGTCGCCGGAATGGGATTAAAGCCTGGTGATATTATACATGCCGGCACAATGGTAAAATTCAATGGAGCAGGCAAACAGGTAGAGGTAATTACAGCAGATGGAGTGACTGGTGTAAAGGCAGTAGTGACGCTTACTATCACTAAAAAGGCATCCGGAAACGGGGATTTGTCTATTGTGTTAGGCGGGAAAAGCTATTCGGTTGCCGTAACAAGCGCATCAGAAAGTACCCCAGAACTGGTAGCTACCAAAATCGAAGGAACAAAATCTTCTTTTGCAGAATGGGATGTAAAACGTAGTGGGGCTACTGTGACTTTCACACAAAAAACCGCTGCCCAACTTTACGCATACATGTTTATTCCAGGAAATACCGGAGTAACGGGAGATATTGAGGAAACCGTCAAAGGAGTTCCCGCCGGCGGAAAGCTAACCGATGTCAACGGTCTTGTATTTGAAGACGTATGTATCCCTGAAGGCTGTATCCTTGCAACATGCGCTGTTGTACGCGCAGGCAGAATTTATGCAGACAGGGTGTTCGGTGGTGGCATTCCCAAATCGGTAGAAGCACAGCTGCCTATGATTGAATTTGTGCGTGAATCTGACGAATAAAGAAAGGAGAATAATATGTACACAAGAAACAAAGAATTTTACGACATTGTAGGGAAGGGGCTTGCAGCATTGGGATATACCGGGAATAAACCGCTGGAAGCATGGATTAATGACATGTTTGCCGAAATATACAATGCGGAACAAACGTTCTCCCAAATGGGTTTCCCGTTAAATCCTAATATTCCTCTGAATCCCACATATGAGCAGATAGAAGCAACAGTCCGTGCATACACGCTGGCTACCTATGTGGATATTGACAGTGATGGCGCAACCAAATCTACAGACGGAATGTCCCTGCAAATGGGTGGATTGCCAACCTTCAAGCATGAGATTGTACTGAGCCGCAAAATCCTAAGAGAAAAAATGATGCTGATGGATGCCATCGGCAGTACCACTCCGGAAATTGAGTCTACAATAATGGAGCTTCTGTTTAATGGAGTGGACAGTTTACTTGGTGGTAACTACAATACATTCCTATACCAGCGAAATCAGGTTGTATCCAACAAAGGTAAGCTAATCATTGACGCAGCTAACAACCCGCTTGGTATTGCATTGACTATAGATTTCGGTGTGCCTAAAAAGAATATCAAAGATTCTATCTGGTATAAGAAGCCGGAAAGCGAAGCGGTGCAGGAAGAAGCTTTGGGTACTACAATAGACCCGATAAAAGTCATGAGGCAAGTCAGACGCGATTCCCAAGAAAAGGATTTTGCGCCTGCTGGTCACTGGGAATGCTCCAAGACGACCTTTGAGGATTTGATTAATCTTCCGTATTTCCGCCAAATGTACACAGTTGCGACACGCCCGGATATTTCCGATAAAGGCATGCAGTTGGCATTTGCCAATCTTGTCCCCGACGAAACAATCAAAGCCTTCATTGAAGCGCGTATCGGTGCCGAAATCAGAATTGTCGATGCAATATCCGTAGTGGAGAAATATGACAAATCTTCCAAAGCTATACAATACAAGAATTTGCAAAGCTTTGAAGAGGGAGTATTGGCATATGTTCCAAATGAAGACCTGGGTGATGTACAATGCGGACGTCCTATTTTCATGGAAACACCGGGCGCCCGTACGGCATTGTATGACGGCGGCCGCACTCTGATACGTCAGGTATTCAATGATGAAACCATGACGCAGGTAATCAAATCAGAAGTGACCGGATTGGTTGTTCCTAATAAGGTTCGCTGGTTCTACTACTTGAACATTAAAGGTAAATAACCATGAAGGATTCTCAAAATACAATTATCGACACCACCATAGAGGAATACCTCCGTGGTTGTGTCGGTTTTGAAGTTACGGATAGTGCTATTTCCACCATACTGATTGACAGGGGAATTGCACCGGGGACGGATGTCAGCACGTTGGAAAAACGCCAGAAAGACTTGTGTCGGGCAGACCTTTATATGTGGTGCGCAAGTACACCGAGCGTAACTGGAAGCGTAGAGGATGCCAATGGTGTATGGAAGCACAAGGAGGGTGGTACACAAAGCTCTGCCTATGACAAACGTAACCTTCGGCAAATGGCAAATGACATATACGCATTGTATGGAGAGAACGTCCGTAAATCATCTGTCAGAATTGTCAATCTGGGTATGAACATGAATAAAAGGTATCCGCTATGAAAGTAAACAATCCACGCTTCCCGCATACATGCAAAGTGTATCGTATTTCCGGAGAAACATCTTTTGATGAGGGAAGCGAAACAGTGCTGTATGAAGGAGAATGTAACAAGTACAGTAGTTCCAGCTTAAGGACATTCACAAAAAGCAATGTGATAAAAAGTGATTATGCGATAGACATTCCCGGCCTTGTGAAAGGTATTCTTGCGGGAGACCTTGTGGACGTAACCGATTACGGTAGCTCTTTTGAAGCATGTACTGTTACGGATTGTTACCCTACGGAAATGGGAACAACGCTGTATTTCAATTTGGCTAAGAATTAGGGAAATGGAAGATAACACCAAAGTCTTGGAAGATGCAAAAAAGAAGATGAATGTATTGATACAGAAATCTCTTATCATGGGGGCTAAAAAAATAGCCTCCCAAATAAGCAATGTCATCCGAGAAACAGGCACATATCATAACGTAACCGGGAATACAAGAGGTTCTATCGCGTGGGGGATATACTGCAACGGGAAACTTTTACTATACGATACTCCTTATGACAGGGAATTTACTAAAAGAAAGACGCTGGTTGGCGGAGAGTTTGACAAGAATACCAAATTCAAGGCTCCCAAAGACAGCAAAAGCTACGCCCATTATTATGGATTTGAAGCGTCGGTTGAGTTTCTGAAAAGTTATTATAATCCCATTGCAAAAGGAATAAGCATCGTATTTGTCGTAGGAACTCACTATGCAGAATATTTGGAAAGCAAAAAGGGACTAATTGTTATGAGTGACGCATATCAGTTTGTAAAAAATAGCGGTACAGGCTTAATTGGTAAAAGTGCTTTTAACAGTTCATCGCTGGCTCCTTTTAGCCCTATAAACTCTGCACCAAATGAATTATCATTTTAACTATGGGATACGAGCAGGATTTTAAATACAAGGACGCCTTGAAGTCATTGTTTGACGCAGCAAAGACGGTAAGTGAGAATGTGTTCACAAATGACCGTCCCGCTGCTGTGCCTAAGCAAATGGATAATTTCATTGTGGTGTCATTGCCCGGCTTGTTGTCTTCCATGACCTATGGCAGCGGATTTGGGAATATTCGTACCTATTGCACTATTGAAGTATATGTCAGACAGAAAAAGGGAGGTGCGGAAGATTTGGAACAAATGGACACTATTGTAGGAGATATTCTTTCCCTATTCCCTATTAGCGACAATTTCATAAGTGCCTCAAACCCCAAATTGACCTTGAAAGGAAATGACGGATTAGGGTTCAGCGCAACATTGATAAGGACTGACCTTGTGATAAAATAAACATAAAATAAAACGATTAAAACTATTTATTATGGCAATGAAAACAAAGCAGGAATTGAAAGATGTATTTAGCGGTCTTTCATCCATTATGTTGGTAAAGGGTGGCATTACAAATTTTGCCACGGTAACTCCGGATTTTGATTTGCCCGTTACCGTAGATACCCTTTCCTTGTCTCAAGCAGAACCGACATTAAACCGTACAAAGGTGCACGGTCTGCAAGCGGATTGGGCTGTCACCAGTACGGCAGGAGATATTACTTTCGCTGCTACCGTTCCAAGTGTAAGCAAGGAATTGGTAGAATATTTTCTTGGGAAAACCACTGAAATTGCGCAAGCGACTATCAACAACCAGCAATTCAAGGGATTCTCTGCTGTGCTAAACAGCAAGAAGCTGAACGTAGGATTTGCGCTTATAAGTGACGACGGAGAAAAATGTCTGCTTGTAAAAAGAATGGCCGTCTACGCACGCCCTTTGTTTGAGAATGCGTCCACTACCCCATTCGGTTTTGCATTAAGTGGCACCATTGAACTTGAAGATGGTGCTTCGTCCGGCTCTTCTTCCGAAGATAATATTGCTTTCTTGACAAAAAAAGTCGACTGACCGTAGCTCCAGCTTCCCTGTCTTTTACCAGCGCGGCAGATAATACAGGGAAAACCATTACCGCAACAACCAAGGAAAGCTCTGTCTCTGCTTCATCAACGGAAACATGGTGCAAAACCTCGGTTAGCGGGAAAGTGGTGACGGTCAAAGTCGACGAGAATAGCGGAGCAAAAAGGACTGCTACGGTCAGCGTATTCACCGCCAATGAGTTCAGTGCGGTGGAAGTTACCCAGGACGGTTCTTTGATTTAAAAATATGGCGGTGTGCGTTATTGCCGCCGCCTTCTCCTTTTTCACACATCACAATAACACAATATGAACGATAAAACAATAACCCAACCTACCACAGCAGAGCAGAAAACGCTTGACGACGTGCTGGAGAACAGCATAGATTATATTACGATAAGAGGAAAAAAGTTCGGTATAAAATGGCTGCACCGTGGAACAATACGAAAATTAACCCATGTCTTGCATTCCTGCAAAAGCGAGGATGAAGTTACTGCCAAATGTGCCTCTCTCATTATTCTGAATAATTGGTGGAAGATAAGACTTTTCCATTGGATATACTGGCGTATGCTATGGAAAAAATACACAGACACAGAGTTAACCGATATTGTTGTTATCGGTAAAAAAAAAGTGGAATTGCAGAAACTGGAATACTTGAATGCTACCATGTTCTTGACCGGAATGAGAGACACGATAATGACGATGACGAGAAAGGAAGCAGAACGTATCCTTCAAGAACTTCGGCAGGAGCAGCATTTGCAAACGGAGAAAAACATCCGGAGCTGACACGTCCGTTAATTCTTCTTTGGGGAATGATTAATATCCCTAATTGGTATATGGATTGGGTATTGACCTGCGCTCAATACGAACTTCTGATGTGCGATGCTCCGATTGTAGTGTATGACAAAGCAGACACAGAACAAAAAACGCATACAGCCAAAGAAATGGAAGAATTAAAAAGGAAGTGGGAAACAAAGAGAAAAGAGCAGGAAATGAAAGGACAAAGAGTTTCCCTTAATGATTTTATGGTAAACGGCGTTAACGCTATCAAAAAAGACGCAAAACAATAATTGACATGGCAGACCTCGGAAATTTAAATTTTGGCGTTCACTTGAAAGATTATACAGAACAAGAGTATGAAGCTATCAAGAAAAAACTTGTGAACATGCACATTGCGACCAGCGCAAGGGTTGGACTGAAGGTAGATGTAAAGGAAATTGAAGACAAGGTGGAAGCCTTGTTGAAAAACAAGACCTACAAGGTAAAGCTTGGCGTAGATAATGAAAGTATTAAGAGTTTCATGGAATCATTCAAGGGGAAAGGGATGACTTCTGATGAATTAAGGGGAATTAAAGGATTTGCAACAACAGTACGTATGGATGCTGATGCGACATACAAGAGGGTTCTTCAGGACATTAGGAAGGAACGAGAACAATTAGATGCCAGTATCAAAAAGGAACGTGAGCAGCTGAATGCAAGTCTTAAAAGGGGGCGTGAACAATCCGAAGCATTACTAAGAGCTGCCCAGGCAGCGTCTTCAACAATCCGTGCGGATGCTTATGCAAATACCCAAATGAAACGTGCAGATGCTTACGCCAGCTCTCAAAAAGCCCTTGAACAGCTTAGAATTGCCCGCATGCAGGCTGCAAAGGCTTCCGATACACACAATGCAGCAATGAAGAGGGCAAACGCTACCATGTCGTCTCAATCACGGATAGCCGGAGAACTGAAAAATCAAATCGCCAATGTGTATTCCATATACACTTTAGAGCGTTTTGTAAGGGGATTATATACCATTGGCGGAGAGTTTCAGAAACAACGCATTGCCCTTACCTCCATTCTTGGAGATAGTATGAAGGCGGAAACCATATTCAACCGCATTAAGGATTTAGCGGTTGTCTCTCCGTTTCAGTTCAAAGAACTGGCTTCATACACCAAACAATTGTCCGCATACAGCATTCCGTATGAAGAGCTTTACGATACAACCAAACGACTTGCCGACATTTCCGCAGGTGTGGGTGTCGATATGGGACGTATCATATTGGCGTACGGACAGGTGCGCAGTGCAGCTTTTCTCCGTGGGCAGGAATTGAGGCAGTTTACCGAGGCTGGCATTCCGTTGGTGGACGAGTTGGCGAAACGGTTTACTAAGCTTACGGGAGTGGTAACTTCCGCCGGAGACGTATTCGATAAAATCAGCCGGAAAGAGGTCAGCTTCGGCATGGTGAAAGATGTTCTTTGGGAGCTGACCGATGAAGGCGGGAAATTCTACAACATGCAGGAAGCTCTTGCAGAAAGCCTTGCAGGTAAATGGAGTAACTTGCAGGATGCCTGGGACGTGATGATGGCTGACATTGCGGAAGGCAATAGTGGCGTGCTTTCGGATAGTTTGGAGATACTTACTAAACTGATGAAGCATTGGGAAGCTGTTGCAGCTATACTTGGTGCGCTTGTAGGAGCTTATGGTTTTTACAAGGCGGCTGTAATAGCTGTAAATGCGGCTCACAAAGCTACAATTACAATAAACACTATTACCAACATAATAAATATGACCAGAGCAATGCAAGGATTGACTGCTGTAACAAAAGCTCAAGCGGTAGCACAGGGCATATTAAATGCAGTTTCATCAGTCAATCCGTGGATGGTATTAATTACTACTATTGGCGCATTGGCAGGTCTATATTTTACCTTAAGAGAAAAGACTAAAAGTGCCGCAGAAACAATACGCGAATTTAATGTTCAGGTTCAAGAACAGAACGAAAAGATTTCGGAAGCAAAGAATAAGGCTAATGGCTATATATCAACAATGTTTAATACTTCCAAAGCAGTGGATGCAAGGCGAATGGCTTACGAAAGGCTTCAAGAAATATACCCTTCTATTTTTAAAAGCATGTCTTATGAGCAGGCTCTCCTTAAAGGACAAATAGAATTATTAAATATGTCCAATAGAGCAGCAAGGACTACTGCACGAGAAACTGCAAGAATAAATTTGGAGAGGGCATATCAAGGGCTTTTTGAAGCAGAAAGAGGTGTTAAATATGCCGAACTCTTTTCAGTAGCAAGTGACGGACATATCATGGACACCAAAATGCTGAAAGAAGCAAAAGACCAATTAGGAATTGCCCGCTCCATTGTCAAAGAAGCAAAAGAAGATTTTCTAACCATTCTATCTGCCACTGATGATATAGATAAAAATACTAAATCCGCATGGTTTACTACAGCCAAAGAAATTGCAGGTGACATGAATAGCCTTATTCCAAAAGACGATGAGGCTTATGAAGAATACGCCAAACGCATAAAGGAAGAAAGAGAAAATGCTGATAAGATACTAAAAGGCTTTAAGAAAGGAAATCCTTATTCCGAAGATACTATTCGTAATGCTCAAAAGGTATTCGATGTATCAAAAAAAATCATGGATACTCTTGGCGTATTAGGAAAATCAACAGAAAACACAAAAGACCCTATCGCTGAACAATGGAAAGACCGTTCCGACCTTATAGACAAAGCTATCTCCAGTTATGAGAAATGGAGAAAGATAGAAGGAGATGAAGCGGCTACCCAAAGAGTAAAAGGCATATCCGAGTTTTCATCTGTTTTTGATGAGAAGGGTGTTAATTTAGATTTGAACAACCCAAGCAAAGCTTACAAATACATTCAAGGACAGTTAGACCGCAGTAAAGAGAAGCAAGAAGATTTATACATTTCTCTTGGCGTCAAGATTGACAAGGCGGGAATTGACAGTGCAAAGCAAGAAGTTGATAATGCCTTAAAGGAGATAGAAAGGTATATCTCTGAATCTGGGAAGAAATGGGATTTATACAAACAATTATTTGACATAACTGGAAGTAGAGAGCAATCTATGAGCATTGCTTTCGGCGGAGAGATTGGTTTCGATAGTTTAATAGATGAATTAAAGGCTAAGCTAAGAAAAAAAACTGGGGCTTATTCTGACATGCCGGTGGATATAGTGCTTGGATTGGATGAAAAGGCAATTAGAGAAAAGTTTGGAAAATCAGCAAATGAGATTTTATCTCTGCAAAAAGAAATCAATGATAAAATTCAAGAAAAGAATGATTTTAGCCTGATTGATGAACAAAAAACTATAATGGAGTTTGCCTCTATTGAGAAAAAAATAGAGGCGGTAAAAGGCAAATATCAAGAACTAATTGATTCTGCAACAACCCAAGAAGGGAAAGAGGCGTATACTCAAAAAATGAACAAAGAGATACAAGAGTTAAATGACGAATCAATCAAGTTATTACCTCTTTGGCAGAAGCTCTTCGGAGATACCACTAATATGGGATATAACAATCTTCGTAGGCTGGTGAATGAAGCTAAAAAGTTCTCTGAATCGGCGATTGAACAAAAAGACCCGATAACCGGCAAAAGCCAATTTGAGCTAACGGACAATGATAACAAAAAACACATTTTATCATTAGAAGAATATCTTCGGCTTCTAAAACAAATAGAGAAAACGCAAAACGAACTAAACTCTCAAAATCCATTTCAAGGAGTTATTGACGGGTTTCAAAAACTTAAAGCAGCAGAGGGTGAAGAGGAGAAGCAAGACGCCTTAAAGGTGATTGGTAGCAATGCTAATGCAGCCGCACAAATGATACAAGGTGTCACCGAAGCATGGGCGAATATGTTCAGCGCATTCGGTAATGACGATTTGGCTGATACTCTTGGACTTGTAGGAGAGTTAACCGGGGAATTGGGAAGTTTAGTAGAAGGGCTAACAAGTGGGAACCCCATACAAATGGCCTCCAGTGCTTTATCGTTTATACCTAATATTATCGGAAGCATTGCCAAAGCGCACGACAAGAAGCTTGACAAAGCAATTCAACGTTCGCAACTGGAAGTGAAAAAACTTTCCAACGACTATAAGAACCTTCAATCTGTCATAGAACGGCAATTGGGTGCTGTTACCCAAAGCCAGTCCAAAGAGATGATTGCAAATCTTCAAAAGCAACAAGAAGAGGTGCAAAAGCAAATGAAGGCGGAACAAGACAAGAAAGATTCGGATGCTTCTAAAATAGAGGACTACAAGCAGCAGTATATCGAGTTAGGCGAGCAAATCAAGTATTTCTATGAAGATTTGGCAAGCGAACAATTCGGTATAGACTTAAAGGGGTGGGCAGACCAAATATCAGAAGCGTTAGTTAATGCATTTGCCAACGGGGAAGATGCGGCAAAGGCTTTTGATGATACGGTGGCTGATATTATGCGCAATGTCATAAAGGAGATGATTTCTGTAAATGTTATCCAGCCTGCCATGAACAAACTGAAAGACTATTTATTTGGAGACAAGGGTATATTTACGGATAATTCTGCGGGGGGAACCAATCTAACTGAACAAGAGGCGGCCGGGCTAATGCAACAACTTGGAAGCCTTCGAGGGACAATATCAGACTCAAAGAAAATATGGGATTATCTAAATGCTGCTGCAAAAAAAATGGGAATAAGCCTTGAAGAGACAAGCGCTTCAAACACTCTCTCCAAAGGGATACAAGAAAACATTACAGAAGAAACCGCTAATATTTTAGCTTCTTACATAAACGGTATTCGTGCAGATGTAAGTGTAAAACGCGCCTTGCTTGAAAAGTGGGGAAACGAGATTCTTCCGAAATATAATGTTATAGCCGAACAACAACTTACTCAATTGAGGGCAATAGCCAATAATACGTTAAGAAGTGCCCAAAATACCGAAGCAAACGTTGCTTTAGTACAAGAAGTTAGAGATATGCTAAATATAGTGATAGACAGAGGTAGTAGAAAAATTATAATATAAGATATTATGGACGAAAAGGATTTAAGCAGAACATTACTAAACCAAGCAATCACACTTGGTTTATGCCAGCCGTGGCAACAAGCATGGGGAACTCCCGACCAACAAGGATTGATTGACAAGTGGCTGCATGGGATTGATTTTGCCATTAAGCACAATTACCCCACCAACACTTTCATAAAAGAACACTTCGACAAAGACCTTCTCCACAAGAATAATATTTTTGTGGATGAAGATGTGCAGAAACGCAACATGTCACAAATTTCTGTTTTGAACGGGAATTGTAAAGGTACTCTCCTATTTGATGGCTTTTCTGTATGTGATATTTACGTGCGACATGACAGCGAAGTAACCATTGACTGTTCACAGTATTGCAAGGTATTTATTAACGTGTACGACCGGGCAAAAGTAAATGTTATCCAAAAGGATATAGCATCGGTATATGTTTACATTCATGGAGAAGATTGTATTGTGGAAACCGATGGGGATGTCATGCAAAGAAAAAGCCAGGCTTAATGTCTGGCTTACATTAATTCAAGCTAATAGCATTCCCGTGCAATTTAATATTCATATCAACTTCTTCTTTTGAAAAATCATACTCGTATTCAACTACTCCATAATTATACTTTTTATTGTTCTGCCCACCGGTAGAGAATACTTTCCCTTTATTGCAATATTCTTGCAAAACATGTTCTTTGGGCAAATGATGCTTGCTAAATATAGTTGTGCATGCAGTATCTATATCCTGTGACAAGTAATGGACCAGGTTTGTAGAAGTATCAGACGAATGATGTGGGATTTTCACGAAACGGCATTGCTCTAAATAAGCCGGATTTATAGCATCTATATGCCCATTCATCGTATCCCCACCAAAATATAGATAATACTCATCTATATTAATTATAAATGATATTGATAGTTCGTTCTTATTTACATTGTGTTTCCCTTTCTTCACATAGTTTGCTAAAATAGAAGATATAGGAGTAACAGCATTCACTGAAACAAAGACGTCCTTGTCGACTCCTGCAAATTTCAAACTTTTAATTTCATTATACCCCCTATCTGTTGCGCTGATATTGGAAACAGTTCTCTTTTTTAATCTATTCAGATTAAATACCTTATCAACAGCCCCTCGAAGTGCTTTATTATTTATTGTAATAATATCACTTGATTCGTTATAAAAATGCTCCGGCAGCAATATTTGTGTACATTCCTTGCAATACTTCTTTATTATTGTATCAATATCTACAGAATGGTCTAAATCGGGATGCGTCCAGCATAACATAGAAACGGTACTAACCGAATAATGCCTTAATATTTCATCTGTAATATTCCGTTTATTGTATTTGAAACAGTCTATTACAATAGAATATTTTACAGGGCATCCCTTTTCACCGGTATCTATAAACAATATTACAATAGATTCTCCCTGATTTTTATATCCTATAATAAATATCTTTACGCGTAAAGTACCAGAGCTTGTAATCGGTATTTCTGTTTCACCACCCCTTAGCATTCTTACAAACCGTTATATTGACTCTCTTTTGATTATTATTAGAAGACATAGCCCTCGTCTGATTTCCTATTGACGTTTGAGCGGCCCAATCAATTCCTCCCCCATAAGAGGAATGATTACCCTTTATTTCAAAAGCTCTTGTAACACTAAATTCTATATTGGCAGATGAAGTTTTTGTTTTCATGATATAAGTCCTTTAGATAAAAAATTCTCTGTTACGCTCGCTCTAAACAACTTGAACAATTCATCGTTTATTTTATCTTTCAATAATGATTCTATTCCCTTTTTATCTGTTACTTCATTAAGTGGCACAAGGGATGAGTCAATATAGCCGTCCATATCTAAAATACATCTAATAGACCCGTTTTTAAAACGTTCTAATCCGCGAGTAAAATTAACTTTAATATTTGCGTCATTAGATATAAAGGCATCCGTATAAACTTTTTTTATAGGTTTTACATTGTCTATAATGTTATTCTCCAAATCTTCCATAACCTCAAAAGTTTCATATGCTTCTTCCAATGAAGCATAGTCCTTGCCATCTATTTTTCTTATAGCCAACCTCTCTATTTGCACATAAGAATCATATTCTTTTAAGGTGGTTATGATGTCTGTAATAGAGTCAAGATAAGGATCTATCGTATTATAAGAGTCGTTACATCCTATTGTAAAGCAAATAAAAGTAGGGCTTATATCCATAGATGAATTTTGCTTAGGCTCTATCTTGCAATCAAAAAAGCGATGAATATTGCCAGTCTCGTTTACCTCAAGAGGGATAAATCTATCCTCTATTGCTTTGGGATTTATTTGTAGATTAAAATTATTCGTCCTGACAAGACGATAACCCGCAAAAAGATTTTGGAACCATTCTAAGGATTTTAATTTCATTATAAAACCATTTAAGTCCGTTAGACTTGAATAGTCACACCTAATAATGATTTGCCTTAATAATGAAGACCTAAAATTTTTACGAGTATATACTTCCTTTGACATGATGTTTATTCTTTTGTGAGACAAAAATACTCCAAAATCTAAATACAAAATATTATTTTAATAATAATTCGCATGTTTAAGAACATTTTCTTGGCCATTTTCCCTATATTTGTATTATTATATATAAAGCACAAACATCATATTTGTTATGAATAAGATAATAAGCATAGACATTTATGACCGGGATGTAATGGTTCATTTTGGAGAAAAAAAGCACTTGAAGGCAAGACTATCAAAGATATTCGGGTGCGAGAAGTCTTCCGAAATCGTTTCTATGATTAGTGGAGAAGAAAAGGGAAAAAGTTTTTTATTGCCTGGCGGACAAATGATTTTGTATATGCCAAATTTGCCGAAAGATATAAAAGGGTTGTCAGTATTAGCGCACGAGATATTTCACATCGCCAACTATACATTGGAAGAAGCAGGAATAAACTTAACCAGTGATAGTGACGAAGCTTATTCCTACTTAATTGAGTTTCTTACGAAAAAGATTTTAGCGATGCTGCCTATTTCTTTCTCTGACGATGTTCGGTCTGCGTAGTGCTTGGATGTCTTTTGACTTTTTCCCATGCTTTCTCATATTTATAATATTGTGGCAATATTACCATAATCGGTACAACAAACGATATGCCACAAAACAAGAAAAGCGGAGAAACTCCGCTTGACTTGATGATTGCTTAACAGTAAAAATTACTGTTTATAACTTCCATAAGCAGAAAAATAATGACCATCACATTCAAACTCCCACTTAAATCCTGGCTCATAAACATGTGATAATCTAAACTGTAAAATTCTTGTTTCTCCAGAAGATAAATATCCTAATTTCGCCTCATCAGTAATCTCAATAGGAACACTACCGCTTCCAGTAGAAAAAACTTGAAACTTCGTAAGTTTTACAGTCTTTGAGCTATTGTTCTTTATGGCACATGACATAACGCCCGTATAATATCCCGAATTAATAATCAAAGAAGATGTAGGGAAATAAACATCCATCATACCTCCTAATGACACAATATAAACAGTACAGTTTGCCACATGTCCGCCATCTTCTGACGTTGCCGTAACTTGTACTCTTCCTGATGTATTCCCTAAAACCACTCCATTTTCATCAACCGGAGCAATCACAGGGTCGGATGAAGTCCATATCACATTCTTATTAGTTGCGTTTTCTGGTGTAAACACAACATTTAGCTGTTTTTGTCCTCCAACTTCAATTTTATATGTAAGGTTATCAAAACTTATAGATTCCAATAAAATGGGTTCTACTGTCAGCTCACAAGTAGCCTCTAACCCTGTATTTCCCAAAATAGCCTTAACTATACATTTTCCAGGAGACATGGCAGATATACTGTTGTCTTCATTAATCTTTGCAATATTTACATCAGAAATCTCCCATGCTATGTTTTCTTTTGTTGCATATGCAGGAGTGATTATTGATTCTATAGTAAAAACATCTCCCACCCTTACATTTTTTTCATTTTCTTTCAAGGAAAAACCTTGTGCTACAACTGGATTAACCTTCACTTTGCATGTTGAAGTTATAGAAGATTCAAACCCTGCACGTGCTGTAATTGTAGCTTCTCCTGCCTTTAGCGCTGTTACAATAACCGAATTGTCTTTACCCGATTCTAAACTTGCAATTTCCGAATTATCTATTTCCCAAAAGACCAGTTTCTTCGTAGCATCCTGAGGTTCAATAGAAGCATCCAAAATCAAACTTTGTTCTCCATTAAACACAATCTCTTCCTTATTTATAGATATACCAGTAGCTTCTATAGGCTCAACTGTCACATTGCACACAGCCTTTATTACTGCATTATCAATATATAACAAATCCGTTATATCATCATCTCCAATCCAGGCATTTACTGTAAAGTTCCCTGGCTTCAAGGCTGTTAGTATCCCGTGTGAATCTATTTTTGCCAAATGATTGTTTGCATTTACAGGATGTATCCCCCAATTAATTTTAGGCAACTTCGCTTTAGAAGGAGAGCCTTTTACCGTAAATTGATAAGTTTCTCCGGGCTTCAAAGTCATATCCGACTTGTCTAAAAGTATAGATGTTACCATATCATCTTCATTCTCACAGGAGGATATAAGAACACAAAATAGAGAAAGTAGAAAAAATATTTTATTACTCATAAAGCATGTATTTAGTTAATTAATGTGCGGCAAAGTTAAGTCTTTAATTTTAATTAAACATTATATTATTTTGCTTTATTACAGTGTTTTTTATTGCATATAAAGCATAAAAAATCCCCGAACTGTAAAGAACGGAGATTTAATTATTTACCAAACAATACAACAAGCAAATATTCTATCCATACTCCAATAAAATCTATTTAATTACACTTTTTATCTTATCAGATATAGAGAGCTTATAACTGAGATAAATTGGAGATACGACCTTATGTACACTTTCATTATCTACACAATCAGGCTCTTCCCATTTCAATGCCAGTTCTAAAAAAATGATTTCGTTCATCTTCTTAAACTGTTCTGTGATATATGGTTCTGTATATCTTGAAAGCAGCACCATTTCCATATCTTGATTGATTAAAACAGCCTTTTTCCGATGAGATTCATATTCCCCTTTAGATATATCCCCCTTTTCCAAATTAGAATGCAATAAATAATATTCATTTATATGTTCTATTATTCTTTTATCCATAGATAAAACTTTTTCTGCATACTCTTTCCTTTCAGTATTACATGATACCAAACTGAATACTAACAATAATAAATATAAAAATATTTTCATAGCTATCTTTTATATGTACAAAGATACGCCTTTATTAACATCCATTGTTATTATATATATCATGTTATAAAACATATTCATCATTTATTAATATATTAAATTGTAAAAATGAGTATATTTTTTATATATTCGCACAAAAACTTAGAAAATAAACGAAAGTAATTAATTTTCTAATAAGAAGTTTGCACTTCTAAAGATTATACTTATCTTTGCAGTGTTCAAACTAATTGCGGTACAAAGCCGCACTAAAGCGGCATTTTTTGTGCCAAGACATATATAGTGTATCTTAAAACTAAAGATATAACTGCACCGTGTCGGGAAGTGGAAACACCCCCGGAGCTTGCAATTAGGCTTGAACAACACGTAGTGCAGTTTTTTGTTGTTCAAAAATAATTGCTATGAATGCTGTTCAAATTTTCAACAATCCAAACTTCGGGCAAATAAGAACCCTCGAAGTAAACAATCAACCTTATTTTGTAGGCAATGACATTGCATTAGCGTTAGGGTATGCAAAGCCCAGAAATGCAATACTGCAACATGTTGATAATGAGGACGCCCTAAAACAGGGCATCCCTGATAATCAAGGTTTTACGCAAGAAACCACTTTAATAAATGAAAGCGGCGTTTATTCTCTTGTCTTTGGAAGTAAGCTACCAACAGCAAAAGCATTTAAACGTTGGGTTACATCCGAAGTTCTTCCCGCCATTCGCAAGACCGGCGGCTACATCGCCACCAAATCCGACGACACCCCCGAAGAAATCATGGCACGTGCCCTAACCATCGCACAAGCCACCCTTGCCAAAAGAGAGGAGCGGTTAAAGCAGCTTGAAGCCGAAACCGAGCAACAGCAAGCCACCATCGAACTGCAAGACAAGGAAATCAAGGAGGCTGCTCCGAAAGTCAACTACTACAACAACCACCTGCAAAGCGTGAATACTCTAACGAGCACGCAAATAGCCAAGCAGATAGGCATGGATGCGGAGAAGCTGCACAAGAAGCTGAAAGAAGCAAACGTAATCTATCGCCAATCGGGGCAATGGCTGCTCCACTCCCCCTACTCCATATGGGGATTGCACTCTACCCGTACACAGACGTACACACGTTCGGACGGTTCGATAGGAACCAACGTCTATACCGTATGGACTGAAAGGGGCAGACGCTTCATCATCGCCTTGTACGAGAATGAGTGGAACGTGAGGAGAGCCATCAAGCAGATTAAGGGTGAAATAGACCCTGCTGCATAGCATATTTTGCGTAGTATTTAGTAAATTTGCAGAAAACGAGTAAGTTATGGAACGGATAAGGTTGTCAAAGGAAGAAAAGGCTGTATTCAGAAGTGTAAGTATCAACGGCAAGAAATTACCATTGAAATGTTCTCCGTTTCTATTTGTGACAACCCTTGACCTTCTGAAAGAAAAAGGACTTGTATCATATAAGGCTGATGAAGATGGAGTTGTGTATATGGCAAAACTTACAATAAAAGGAAAAGCATACATGGAATATAATCCCATGTTGAAAAATCCTATCCCGTGGAAAGACATCATACTAATTGTGCTTTCAACGATTACTGCCGTATCTACGCTGCTTGCATTGTTTGTCGGGTGTACCTTATTAAATGAGAGGTTATGGAACGGATTAAATTAACAAAGGAAGAGAAGCAAGCATTTCGGATTGTTGCAGAGTTTGGCGGAAAATGCCCGGCAACATACCCGAAGCATGTATTTACTGCTTCCATCCGTTCCATTGAGAGGAAAGGATTGGTGAAAGCCAATTATTTAATTGGCGGTTATGTATGGAGTGCTAAACTCGCCGAAGAGGGCAAGCACTATCTTGCCGTTAACCCCAACTTGCACAATCCTATCAATTGGAATTTAATACTTGCCATTGTAGGCGTCCTTATATCTATCATAGCCTTATTCGTTAGCTGCATGAAAAAATACTAATCACGCTATTTTAATCATCCGGCAGTCGGTTCCAATGCCCGACAGCCACAACTATATCCAAAACGAAAATGGAAGAATTAAGAAAGCTACTGGATGAAGTAATACTCGATATACAGCAGGAGAAGCTGGAAATAATGGCGCTTCTTGCCCCTATGTCTATATCAAAATACAACCCGAGCGCCTCTAAGTCAGATTTTGACCTTAGAAGCCTTAATAAGGAAATATTGCCACATGTTAGCATAGATGCACGTTGAGGTTCGACCAACGTTCACGTTATGATGCCCCGCCAGTAATACGGCTGGCGGGTTGGCAATAGATAAATTATAATTTAAAGAAAAGAATATGAAAACAAATAAACTCACCTACTCCACCCCTGTCCCTAAAATAAAAGAATATGTACGCAATATCGTAACCAAGCATAATGTCGGAACTAAATATCCGTGCAGCCTGAATGAAATAAGTCAATTGTTTTTCACTAATGAAAAAGAAGCAAGGACTTTTATAAAAGAATGGTTTGCAGAGGGGAAAGACTATACCCTATCAAGAAGAAAGTTTTTCCTTTCGGCTAATTGTTTACGACGTCTGTTTGACATGGCAAGTATGGGATTAACACCCAAACAGCAGTAAACTATATTTCAAAGTATTACGTAATAACATAAAGTTATGGGTATCACAGACATTATCATTGGTTAACACATTACGGTACAAAGCCCATGAAATTAACGGCGATAAACAATCATTAGCTTGTTGTTTGGATAACATCTAAATTGCAGCAAAATAATAAGTTTTTTATTGGAATTGATTTTCATTCCATTTCACGCTATTTCATTCTATTTCACTCATCCCAAAATAGAATAGAAAGTGACATTATTAACATTTGACTGATATTCAAATGCTTAATAACTTTGCTTCCACAAGATAGCTATCATAGTTGCAGTTTGTGGAAGTTCTGCATAGATAAAGATATTTGGGGACATCGGTCTAACTCGTAAACTTCCACTTTATACGGTTAGGCTGGTGCTCCCCTTTCCATTTATATAAAGATATAAAGTTATGAAAAGCAATATTCAAATTTTCAAAAACGAACAATTCGGAGAAGTAAGAATTATAATGAACGAGAGCAATGAACCTTTGTTTTGTTTGGCAGATGTATGCAAGGTTGTGGAACTGACAAATCCATCATCTGTGAAACAAAGATTAGATAAGGAAGATGTACAAGTTATTGATTTACACGCCCTAAATCCCGATTTCGAGATTATCGGAAATTCAATGGCTACATTTATCAACGAGACGGGTTTCTATGAAGTCCTCCTATTCAGTAGTAGTAACAAGGTAAAACCGTATAGAAGATGGATTACACATGAAGTTCTACCAGCAATCCGCAAGTATGGAATCTATGCTACAGATATTACCATAGAGAAACTACTTGCTAATCCGGATTTCGCTATACAAGCATTACAGAATTTGAAAGAGGAACGCCAAAAGAGAGTTGAAGCAGAACAGAAAGTTGCCGAAGCCACTCCCGCCATAGCTTTTACCAATGCCGTACAATCAGCAAATAGTTCTTGCTTAATCGGAGAATTAGCAAAGATTATCACACAGAATGGATACCCTATCGGCGAAAAGAGGTTATTTGCATGGATGCGTGAAAACGGGTATTTAGGTAAGCATGGAGAGCGATACAACATTCCGAATCAACAATATGTAGAACAGGGATTATTCGAGATAAAGAAAGGCGTACGCTCAGGTAGCGGCGGAGTATTACATACTACAATTACGACAAAACTTACGGGAAAAGGGCAGGTCTACTTCGTAAACAAGTTTTTGAATAGCTCTATCAATCAATAGAAAAAATCAAATAATAGCAAGGTTATGTTTGGGACAACAGCTAAAAATGCGTAAGTTTGTTTTGTAAACAACGTTGTCTTACCATTGCTCCGTGGCGGTTGCACTGGAACAAGATTAAACAGGCATAGTGTTGTCGTTAACCGCCACATCAGGCGACATTTCCCTATGCCTTGCCTTAAAAAGAATTAGACTATGAATATAAATACTATTAGAAAAAGACTATTCGGGATTGTTAATGACATACAGCGTGAAAAAATCGAAATAATGAAATTGGTAGGAAGAGAAAATATGACAATCATCAAAACAAACTCTGTTATTCCCCAAACACCTTTAGACCTAAAGATGTTAAATAAACATCTTATCAAAAAACAAAAGAGCATTATTTAGATATAGAAGATGTGAATATCGGGTAATTTTCTAATATTTCACTTGATTATTTAGAAAATACACCATATATTTGCAGTATTGATAATACAAGCCAAAGAGCTGATTAACGGATATGCCGTTGATTGGCTCTTTTTGTTTTTACAACACAAACTCAAAATAACACATGGCAAAGCCTTACAGTATCTATTTCCAAAAAAGCAAACTGGGAAGTCCTGTTATTGATACGCAGTCCCAATGGGGAATTGTGTGCAAGGATTTCCCTTTTACTGTATATGGAGAGATTAAGGATTTGCCCAAAAGAGACTGGATAGACCAAGACGGAGAAGACACTTTTTTCCCCGAAGAACTCTGTATGCAAGCCTATGATATGGACGTAGAGTTTGCCTATAAAGGGGATATGGGGACGGCCAATGAAAAGATTATCGCCTTCCTGGACTATCTGATTGGGAAAGATGGTTACGGAACTGAACTGAAGGTTTATGACACTTATACTAAAATAGGCAGGCAAGGAATTTATTTCAAATCCATGAAGCATGACCTTTTCGTTCGTAATACGGATGAGGGAGATGTTGTAACTTTCAATATTACATTTCGGGTAACCGACCCCAAAACACAAATTATTCTTTCGGTATAATGGGACGGTTTATAATATATAGCAAGGATGGGCAAACTCAGCGATGTGTCGCTAACAAGTTAGAGTATAACGGTGAGTTCATGGGAGCTTGTTCCGTTAACATTACCGTTACGTCCCCCACTCCGATTGATTTTACAGTCGGGGACTATCTGATATACCGCGGAGAAAGATTTGAAATAAACTACGACCCTACTGAATTGAAGCAAGCCTCCAAAAATACATACGGAGAGGCTTTCAAATATGAGAACGTAGTTTTCAATTCTCTTGCAGACGAACTGACAAGATGTGAATTTCTGGACTATGTAAAAGAGGATAACTTAATTCACTACTCTTCCCTACCTACATTCAGTTTTTACGCTGAAAGCATAAATGCTCTCGCAGAAAGAATACAGGTGAACCTTGACCGTATCTATAAAGGAGAGCAAAAATGGACGGTTACAGTACATCCCGAATATGTTAATGAGGCTAACAAATCCATATCAATAAGCAGTATAAACGTTTGGGATGCACTCGCTTTGGTAAATAGCGAGTTTAAGGCAAACTTTATCATAAGGGGACGAACGATAACAATAGGTACTGCCGGAATTGCAGTAGGAAACATGTTCGGGTATGGAAAGGGGAAAGGGCTGTACTCCATACAAAAAACCGCAGATTCATCACAGAAGATAATTACCCGCCTAAGGGCATATGGTGGTACCAAAAACTTGCCTTACAACTATTATACAACATATGGAAGTCCTATTGTCGAAGCTCCCATCGAGGATGTATCTTACGGATATGACCCTAATACACATTTGATAGACGGTGCTGTTGTGACTCTTCCTTTTTATATGAAATTCCTATCTGACACAGCATTGTATGATGTGACAATCAATGGGCATTCTTATAAAATGGAAAGAGGCAGCTTTCTTGGGAAATGCTACGTTTTGTTGAATAGCGAAGCCGACAAGGACAACGTCCGCATAGGCGCAAAGATGCGGGTAGAAAAAGGCATTGAGACGGACAATGTTCCAAGAAAGTACAAAAGACCTTCCGGAGCATTAGTCCCCAATAATATGGCTGTTAAAAACTTGATGCTTCCTGATTTTCCGGAAAAGACACTTGACCCATACCTTGATAGTAAAAACATAGATATTATCGGAGTTCGGGAAGGTTCGGTTTTCTTTGACGGGAGTGATACTTCTTTACCGGAAATATATCCGTCTATGGAAGGAATGACAGCACAGCAGTTGAAAGACGCGGGAATAATCGTAAATGCTACCGGAGCGTTGGATGAAATCGCTTCCGATTCAGTGAATAAGGATAATACGCCAATCGCGGATGATGGTTACTTTGAAGAAGGGGAACCCATCCCACCGTTCAAAATATATCTCAAAGACATTGGATTTGACATAAACGATTATCTAACAGGGGAAACCGCCACCATATCCATGAAAAGCGGAATGTGTGGCGGGCGTGAATTTGAAATACTTGGAGATGCAGACAAGCCCGTAAAACAAGGTGACATGTGGGTCTTGACATGCAACAGAGTCTATGATGAAGGTTTGAATCTTTATTTCCCATATAAGGATTTTACTATCAAGGCCGGAGATAAATTTGTGCTTTTGGGCATTGATATGCCGGATGTGTATATAAAAGCCGCTTCCCAAAGATTGCTAACAGTTTCCAAAGAATATCTTGCAAAAAATGATTATGTAAGATATACTTACGAGCCTAAAGTAGACGAAATATTTATGGCGCGTCACCCGGAACTGCATGACAGTATAAAGGAAGGTGATTTAATGTTGTTCGAGGATGAAGACTTAAACATCAACGGGAGCATTATTATTGACAGTCTTACAATAAAGGAAGGAGACGCTCTCATTCCAACGTATGATATTACCCTTCGCAATGACAAAGCAGTAGGAACTTTAGAAAAGATACAGAATCAGATAGATTCAATAGTAGGCGGGCAAGGCGGTGGCGGATTGACTACCCAACAAGTGGAATCAATCATTAAAGCCTTTGGAGAAAAGCTGTTTTTGAATAAAACCAAACCTGACCAAACCAGCTATTTAATAAAGTTCTTAGGTGGATTGTTTTCAGACTACATCCAGTCCATGAACTTTTCTTCCGGTGCTCTCGGTGAAGGCTTTGTCATTAAAGTAGATAGCAAGACGGGCGACAGCTATTTGGAAGTAGACCATATGCTGGCACGCAAGAGCGCCACGTTTATTGAGTTGCTGATACAGCGATTACGCCAGGTTGGCGGTCAGATAATACTTTCTCCCGCATCCATGTCATGTTCTAAGGTAGAGGAATACGATACCTTTTACCGCTGTTACTTCGAGAACACAGACGGGGAAAAGACCATTGTTCAGGAATTTGTAATAGGAGACCAAGCCCGCAGCCAGACATTCAACATCAAGCCAGGCGTACATGAGAACGTCTCTAATACCTACTATTGGCGGCTGGTGACAAGCGTAGGTGACAATTACATAGACCTTTCGAAGAGCGACTGTGACACGGGGTCTGCCGCACCACAAGCAGGCGATGACATTGTACAGTTAGGTAACCGGACGGATAAGACCAGACAGAACGCCATCGTATTGGCAGCATACGGGAATGATACTCCAAGCTTCCGTCAATATGCAGGGATTAATTCTTATTCTTTGACTGGTAAAGAAGTGACAGCTTTCAGTCCTAATGGAAATAAAGTTACTGGAGACTTTATCCTGAAAACGGGTGTGAATATCCTTACCCAATTCAAGATACTGGAAGATTTGATTTACTCTGAAATCTCCAAAGTGCTTGACGAGGTGCAAGCAAAGGATAATTATCTGTACAATGCGGCATTTGCATCCAATACGAACGGTTGGGAGACAAAGAACGATGTTCGCTTCTTTACTGTAAACGGAAAATTCTTATTAGTGAATAGGGAGTTCTATTCCCGTAAGGACGCTATGGCTGCCATTATCAGAGATGGGGATAGAAACGTGCTTCGTATCCTTTCTTCCGGAATAAAACAGTCCAATGCAGATTTAGCCAATAAACCGACCTATGAGGAAGGGGAAGAACCGAAGAAGTTCTTTATCTCTTTCCGGTATAAGGTAGCTACAGCCGGAACGCTGACAATAGGATTTCCCGGTCAGAACCTGCATTTCACCGAACGTCTTGAACCGGGCGAGGAATACATAATGAAGGAGTATTCCGGCACATGGGACGGAACGGGTGATTTCGAGTTGAAGTTTACGGGGGATATATACATACATTCGCTGGCATTGACCGATAATGCCTACGAGGATATGATAACAAAGTTCGAGACCCAGCTAAGCCAAACCAATGAAAAGATTGAAGCGGTGGCAAAAAGGACATCCAATCTTGAAAGCAAGAGCGCAGGATGGTTAACCACTGCGGATGGTGTCAAGATTTGGGCTGCTGCGGAGTTCAATGACAAAGGCGGAGAAGGCAATACTAAAGTGTCATCTCTGTTTAATGTATCGGCGGATGAGATATTGCTTAAATCAGAACATATCAGATTGGAAGGTTCTGTATCCGCTAATGGTAATGTGTTCATCAATCCGGATGGAACCCTGAAAGCCATAAATATGGTTGCTGAAAACGGGAATTTTTCGGGAAAGATAAATGCTGATGAGGGTTTTATTGGAGACTTTAGCATATCAGACGGTAACATTGTCATAAGCAGCGGGTATAATGCCATGCGCATGGTATTAGGCAATGAAGGTATTTCGTATCAAAGAATTAATCCTCAAATATCAGCAATACTTGGATTGCAGAAGGAAGATATTTTGGATGCAGAAAAATATACGACAATCAGCCTTAAAGGTTACACGTCTGATTTTTGCGGACTAAAGATACATAGCGGAAATTTGTATGGCGGAATTGGAATATATTTAGATGAAGCTCCTGCTATTTTAAATAATTCCGCACTTATTTTAAACGGTTTTTGTCCATTGATTTTAAATTCAAATACCATTTCTGCCGGTGGAACATATAATTGTTCTTGGTGCATTAATCAAGGTGGCGGTACTTATGAGTTTTATCTCCCTTCTTCCAGTGAGAGTAAATTCGGACAGATGGGTAGTACCATATTTGTTCAGAACTCGGATGGAAATTCACGAATTAACACTAAAAATGGAGAGACGATTAAAACCCTTAATGGTGGGAGCACTACCCGTTGGGAATTTAACTCCCATTATCGGTTAGCCATATTCCATAAATTGAATTATTCGACTTGGACTGTAAATTACACTTCGTAAATAATTATAGCTCATGAAAAAGATAAATTTTAAACAATTACTGATTGCTACGGACATTACCCGTAAGCATTGTGAAAATATAGATTGTAGAGAGAATTTTGCGAATGTATTATACCGGAACGGTAACGGTATCGCATCGCATGCACTCGCTTTGAAGATATACAACTCCAATGAAGAGACGGAGTATACCGATGAAGAAGTGTCCCTGATACAAGAGCATGCAAATGCTTTTTGCAAACCTTTCTTCATTGACGCGCTCAATCGTGCTATCAACAATCAACCGGAAGAAGCAACCGATAAACAGGAATAATTATGGCTTGGACAGAACAGGATTATCAAGAAATAGTTGCCCGCCTTAAAACAGAGTCGCAAGGTGTTGGTGACGTCCCTAATGCAGAAACGCTTACTGGCATAAGTTCTCTGCCCGCATATCAAGAGAAAGATGGCGAGGACATTATTGTAAGTGCCCCACTTGAATTGTTAGCCGCTCCCGCTTTGGATGCCGCTGATAAGGCAAATACAGCCGCTGCTAAAGCAGAAAGCAACGCCACAGCAGCGCAGACAGCCGCAAATTCCGCCAATGAGAAAGCAGGACTGGCGGCACAAGCTGCATCCGATGCCAACGCAGCTAAAGAAGGAGCAGAAACGGCTACCCAATCCGCAAACAACGCTGCATCCAATGCCGAAGAAAAAGCCGCCGCCGCCAATACAGCCGCACAAGATGCAGAAAAGGTTGCCAACAATCCGACATATATTGGCAAAGACCACTATGTCTATGTGTACAACAAGGAGACGGAAAGTTTCGACAAGACGGATATTTATTGCAAGGGTGAACCGGGAAGCTCTTTCCGTGTGGCTGGAGAATACGCCACCCTTGAAGCCTTGAAATCTGCCGTTCCCGACGGTTCGGCAGTTGACGGGTTCATGGCTGTAGGCACGGAAGCCCCTTATGATTACTACGCATGGGTGAACGGTGAATGGGTAAGCCAGGGGAAGATAGCGGGAGGAAATGTTATCAACTTTCCATCTACATTGCTTAATTTAACATCGGGTTCTGAATCCTCTGAAATACTTAGCGTATTTGGCGGGTTGGATGCATTAAGGGCTACCATAGCCAAATTACGTTCCGATAATTGCATAATAGTATGCGGAAATAAAAATGGGAATTATACTTATGTGTTTGATGATTATCATGTAAATTATACAGATGAAAACAATTTCAAATTGTCTCTATTCGATATTAGTGGAAAATCCTCCATTAATGTTGATTTCTTATACATGATTGTAGCTCTTGTGGATGGTGTAGCCGAAATTGCTTCAAAAAAGAAACATTCTCTTGTCAAAGACTCCGACGTCCTCACCAAGACCAACACTTCATCATTCACCCCTACGGGAGATTACCAGCCTGCGACGAAGAAGTATGTGGATGATAGTATTTCAACAGCTCGTAGTGTTGGCTACATGATGCAGCTTACAGAGATTGACGCCTCCGGGTTGGATGAGGATACGTGGTATCCGGTTACGATTTCTGCTGGAGAAAGAATGAACATACGAGTAGAAGTGCTGGTATCATTAGATAGCGGTACAAAACCGTCATGGTCTACACATGAGAGAGGATTTTCTACTCGCAAAATTTGGGAATTTGCTCCGAGTGTTTGGGGCGTTAATCGTGATAGCAATATTACTATATACTTATCAGATTTCGTTCATGCAGATATAGACCCTGTGAGGGGTTTAGGTAATTTGAGCCAGTTTGATTCATGCTATGTTTTTGTACGAGGTGGTGGTAAATACCATTTTTATGCTTCTCATAATGCATACGTTACTCTTCGTACTGATACGTATAAACCCGAGGGAGGTACACAAAGTGTTAGTCCAACTATTGAAACGCCTGCGGAAATAGTGGCGGATATAGCTACGAAGAAGTATGTGAAAACTACTCATTATGGTAAAACTATCGTCGTTTCTGATATTTCTAAAATTTTATATAGTATAGAGCTTAATGGAGCTGATGCCGAACAACGAATAGTTGATTTATTTGGTAGTATTGATAATTTTAAGAATGTTGTAGCTGATATTTTAGCTAATCATACAAGATATTATTTTCACATTAATAATAATCTTAATAACAATTGTATAGAATTAGGTTGCGTAAATGCTTGGAGGGCAAATGATAGTACGTCTTACGAACTACATTTTGTTATTACTTATTTTGGAAATAATCCTGTTAAGATGTTTACCAATCGTATTTCTATTATCTCAAATGACGATAATAGAGAAAGTAAAGTAATTATTGCTTCTCTTGTTAATAGTGATAATATTAATACTCTTACTAAGAAAACCTCCGCTGAATACAAGGGTATTGGTTCTAAAGATAAAGAAACAATGTATGCTATAACAGATGCTTGATGTGAGAGAGAGATAATAATTTAGAGTGTAAATATAAATCTTGATATTAAAAAATGGAGATGGGTAGATATGATTAAAATTGAAACTACACCTATTAGTAATCTTGCTGTTGGAAATAAAAATATTGATTTGCTTAATATCGGTAATAATGTTGTTTATGCCGGCTATTCTTATCCTTGTGTTGGTGAGTATAATTTTAATCCTATTACTCTTCAACAATATATTGATTTGCCTTATGTTGGAGACCCTGAAAATTATACAAGTAACCTATACTTTTCAAAATATATAGAAAGTTTTGAATATAGAATTGTAGCAAGTGGAATAGATAGCGGTTTTAAAGTTTGTGCTCTTAATGAGCAAGTAGTTCCTGATGTTTACGGTGCTGTTATTAATAACGGTAATTATGCTGCTCTAATTGGTATGTGTAATCCTCGTTATATTGCCAACGAAATGACGGCTCTAACGGTGCTTACTGAATTTAAAATTGATGGTAAATTATACAGCTATAATATAAGAAACTAATTATAAGAATTGAATTTAACTTATTTGATTATGAGAGTAAAAGTATTTTATGAAAACTGGTTTGCCAAACTTATCCTCTTTGGCGGCTACACAACAATCATGCTCTTCGGCTTCATCTTTACGAAGCTGAAAGAACTGTCCGAAACAACCATACGCCATGAACGAACACATCAGAAACAGTTCTTCGAGTGCATGGAGATAGCGGCTATCCCGTCCGTATTGCTGGCATTCTATGTCAGTGCATGGTGGCTGTTACTTATCCCGCTATTCTACTACATTTTGTATTTGACAGAATGGTTTGTAAGCTTCGTGTACCACCTGTTCACAGACAACAAGATTGGGGACGGAGAGGTCAATAAAAACGCTTACCGTGCGAGCGCATTTGAAATGGAAGCCAAACTCAACCAGGATAATCCGAATTACTTGAAAGAACGTAAATGGGGTGCATGGTTCAGATACTACGGCAAGATATGAAAATCCCGTCCTACTCTCACGAGCAAAACGGAATGACAGTAGTTCGCTTATTGATAAGAGACACAAAGATATGAATAATTGACAAATAACGATAAGATGAAGAATAACATTATTACCCAAAGCATACCGGGTGGTTTCTCGGTAATAGCAAGCAGTTTTATTGCACAGTCATTGGAACACATGATACCGTGGCTGATAGTAACATTTTCAGTCGTTGTATGCGATTTGATGTTCGGGATAAGGAAATGCTTACTATTGGGTGAAGAAGTACGCTTTTCCGGTGCTGTGCGCCGTACTATGGGTAAAATGGTGACATACTTTGCCTTTGTCTGTATGGTGGTGATGATAAATATTGCTTCCGGAAATAAATGGAATATTGATGTGTATTCATGCTTGTTTGTCTGCTTCATAGAGTTCTGCTCTATCATAAGCAATATCTTGAAGCCAAAGGGATATAATTTCAATTTACTGAAAGCGTTGGGATTGTTCGGAAAGAAAGTGCTCGATGTCGAGAAAGAAGATATGAATGAAATAATAACTAAAGATAAGGAGTAACAAAATGAAAAAGAAACTGATTATCGCAGCGATTGTTATCGCTATCATCATGGGAGTTATGCTTTACATGCACTACACTCCGTTTTGGGTGAACCTGACTACTGTTGTATCATTCGGTGTCGGTGTTGTTGCCGGATGGGTGGCTCGTTTAGTTTATGACAAATATTTCAAGGAGGATGTGCAGAATGAAAATATTGATTGACAACGGGCACGGAAGTAACACTCCGGGCAAGTGTTCACCGGACGGAAGATTGAAAGAGTATGCGTATACCCGTGAGATTGCCATACGTTTGGAAGCCGAATTGCGCAAACAAGGTGTTGACGCAGAACGTATCGTCAAAGAGGAAATAGACGTTCCTCTATCGGAGCGTTGCCGTAGGGCGAACGAATACAAGGCAAGTGACACAATCCTCGTATCTATCCACTGTAATGCAGCGGGAAGCGGCTCTGAATGGATGCAGGCACGTGGTTGGGAAGCGTGGACTTCGGCAGGTCAGACGAAAGCCGATAAATTAGCTGACAGCTTATATGCGGCAGCCGAACGACTTTTGTCGGGTATGAAGATACGCAAGGATATGACGGATGGCGACCCTGATAAGGAAAGCGGGTTCTACATCTTGAAGCACACGAAGTGTCCGGCAGTCCTTACAGAGAACCTATTCCAAGACAATAAGGAAGATGTTGGCTTCTTATTATCGGAAGAGGGGAAGCGGGCAATAGTGGACTTGCATGTGCAGGGAATTGTGAACTATTTGAATAACTCTAAAAAGTAAACATCATGGCAGCAGAAGTTTTATCATTTCAAAAAGAAGAAGGCAAAACAGCGTATTACGCAACGTTTGTCAGTGACGGTAATCCCGTTACCATACAGATAAAGAACAAGGGCGGATATGTGACCGCTTTCGCAGGAATTGATGATTTGGAGCCCGTCCCGCTTTATCCCAACGCATCCCAATATAACGGTGCGTCCAATACGATTTTCCGCATCGCAGGGATAGCGAATGGCATAAACGTCACAATCAAGAGCGCTACCGAAGTATTGGAAGCCAAAATGATTAAAGAGGGATAGCCTATGAACCCAATCACTATCCCCAACATCAGCATCCCGACAATCGGTATTCCTACTATTGGTATACCGTCTGTCGGTTTCCCGTCCGCTTCGGGCGGTGGCGGTCTTTCATGGCCCGCTGGTATGAAAGAGCACATCAAGGCTTGGTATGACCCGAAGAAGCAGGGGTTGACTAACTATGATGTGATTGAAGCATACACGGAAGACTTTAAGAAATGGAATAATTCTCCGGAAAAATATACAGGCTCTCTAACTTCTAATTCATTAGCCCTTACAAATGTATCACAAAAAACCGCGCTTATATATTCTCCTATAAAGCCCTATGATTTTAAGGTTTTAATTAGAGGATTGCAAGAAGGGCAGCACGTTAAGTTTGGGCTTGATTATGGAGAAACCATTTTAGAAGCCGATAAGGATGGTGTATATACACTTGAATGGAAAGAAGGTTTAATAAGCTATGGCATATATACCAATTTCGTAGGTGAATGTAATATCACCATCACCCAGCTTCCTACTTCTATTCTAAAAGATTTTAGCGGCAACGGCAACCACGCCTATTTGTATGGTGGTAAGGGTAAGCTGAATAGCGGGATGGGGCTTTATAAGGTTGATTTTACTACTTATATAAATAAAAATAATATATTAGATATTAAACCAAATAGTTTCATTACTAATGCTGGGGCATCTTATATTAATTCTTATTATAGCCAAATTGCTAATAATATACCGACTTACAATATTAAGGTTGCCAATCTTAATGGTAGTATCAAATACAGTTATAAAGACACTGATTATACAGATTTGAGTGTTATTATCGAAAAAGACGGGACGTATAATTTGCCAATATCTTACAAGGTTAATGAAAATAAGCCTACGGGGTTTAGTATTAATAGTAGTACCAAAGTTACCATCACCCAAATCCCCGACTACCCCGACCAGCTTTGCTACGACGGCAAGATGTACGCAGTGTGCTACGGTTTCCCGATATTAACGGATTATACGGTGATGGCGGAGAGGAAGTGGTTTGAGAAAGAAGAATACAGTGCTTTTATATCCAACTCATTAGGCGATATGGAAGACCCCAGTAATGGTGCTTTTAGCGTAGAGTTAAAATCTTTAAATAGTTTTACAACAATTAGTTTTGGAAGTATAACAAGTATTGGTATACCGGAAAAAGGGATAACTTATCAAACAAAGCAGTCTTATAACGGTAATTCTATCAATGTTGGAACAAAAGAAAGCAATGACATTCTTATTTTAGGGGGTAGATATTTTTATAAAAACGATAATGCCATTGGAAATACTTGGACTGGCTGCCATGGCGCCATCATCATCGCCGACCGCAGCTTCACCGAAGAAGAAATAAACTGGCTAAAACAAAACTGGGATAAGATATGAGAAATAACATCTTAGGTGCGGTGGTCTATCTATCCACCGCCATAGTATTCGGTGGCAGTACTGCACTGCTGATGCTCTTTATCAAGGAGAACAGCGACCGTTGCCACTACTATAACGGCAAGTGGAACAAAGCAGACTTGCTGTGTGGAATTGCCACAATATGTGCAGGTATGGTTGTAAATCATTATTTGTTGAGGTTATGAAAAAACTACCCTGGCTATTAGTTGTATTGCTGGCAATCGCTTGTGTGGCGGCGTGGTTCCGTCCGCACGAGCCTTTGCCGGCAGAAATCCGTACCGAGACGAAGATACAGACGGTTGTCAAGACTGATACGGTTCTTATCTCTGCACCGATAGCGGTCTTTTGGCAGATATTGCCGAATGACACAGTACGTATAGGTGATACCTTGCTTCACCGCAAACGGGTTGTGTATGAAGATAGCCTGTACCGTGCGGTGGTGAGCGGATATGTAGACCCGCGGTTGGATAGCATAAAGGTGTTCCCAAAGACCGTTTATCAAGTGGTAACGAATGACGTCTATCATCCGGTCCCCATCAAGTTGAAGAAGAAGCGTTGGGGATTAGGGTTGCAGGCTGGGTATGGGTATCCAGGCGGCATATACGTAGGCGCAGGAATAAGTTATAATCTATTTGTATGGTAAGAAAGAAATTAACGATGTAGAAGTTGGCTTGTAGCTGACGCTCTTTCGGGGCTTAGAGTATAAAGAAAGCCCCCAACGAAATCACGTTGATATTGCCACATAAAAACATGATAAAGCATAAGACCCTTTCCGTTGGAGGCTTTAATATCTTCAACACGGTATCTTATGCTTTGTTCGTATATAATCAAATATTTTATGTGGCAGGGCAAAGATAAATATAAAATTCAGAAAAACTATGTGTAAGTCAGAAATCTTTGCCGAAACAATCAATCTAGTGGCGCAGGAGACCGAAATACCCGCCAGCCGAATACTATCTTCGGATAAGGATACGGAAACCGTAGACGCCCGCTATCTGCTTGTACAGTTGCTTGTTGAAAGGGGAATGTATCCTTCACAGATAGCTCCTAAAATTCACAAGACCAAACGCGCGATAAACTACATGATTTCCAATTTCCAAGAACGTATGGAAGGCGGGAAAATGTTGAGAATATATTGGGAAAACATTAGGAAAGCGTTGGGAAACAACTGATTTCATGGCAGATTGCGTATTTATACTTTTGTGATGCGGTTGATTTTGACCGTAATACAAAATATAAATCTCTATGGAAAGAACGTACGTTTTTAATCAGGACAGTGGAGCAGGTTCAGGCAACGGACTGCTTGCATCCATTCTTCCGTCCTTACAAAACAGAGGAATTGACACCGGCTATCTGATGGGGCTTATGGGTGGCAATGGCAACGGCGGTTTCTTTGGTAACAATGGTGGCTTCCAGGACATCATTGCGCTTATCGTGATTGCAGCCATTTTCGGCAACGGAAACTTCGGCTTCGGCGGAAACAACAATCAGGGAGCTAATGAGGGCAGGGAAATGATTATGCAGATGCTTAACCGCAATGGCGTAGATATTGCATCGCTCGCCCAAGCACTGAATGCGTCATCAGACCAAATCCTTGCGGGTATTAACTCCGTATCACAAGCCATCTGCGGTCTCGGCAATCAGATGGGACAGAACGCAAACAGCATCATTACGGCAATCATGCAAGGCAACAACGCTTTGACATCTCAAATCTGTAGCTGTTGCTGCGACATGAAACAGCTTGTAACCACACAAGGCTACGAGAGCAAGTTGGCTCTGTGCGACCAAACCAACACTTTGGTCAACACGGCCAACCAGAACACGCTGTCATTGCGTGACGGTGCAACGGCTAATACGCAGGCTATCATTGCCAAGCTGGATGCCATGCAGAACCAGGCATTGCAGGACAAGATTGCCGCTCTCACGGCAGAGAAAGCCACTCTGACTGCCGAAATCTCTCAACGTAACCAGAACGCCACTATTCTGAATGCGGTAGGACAACAGATTGCTCCTTTGGCAGCAGGCTTGCAGGCATTGCAGTCCGATGTCGATGGAATAAAATGCAAGATGCCTAACACCGTTCCGGTTGTTTACCCTAATATTCAAGCCATCAACACAGATTGTTTCCGTGCTGCGGCTTTCGGTGCTTACGCCGGTGATGCAATGTATGGACGTGGCGGTTGTGGTTGTAACAACTACTGGGGTTAATTCCGGTAAGAAAGGGGGTAATTATGTGGCCTAACTTTTTTACAGGATTTCCTTTCTTGTTCCCTACTATTGGAAGGGCTAATTTCAATACCCTTCCTACGGTAGCCGTAACGGTCGGCACGGAGAACGTGACTTTGGAGCTTCCTAACCATGCGTTCCGTAACAGAAGCTATGTAGGCGGTTTCTATGTCAGTCTCCGCCAGGCAATACCTGCCGGTACGACTGCTACACTCCCGATACTGATAGGGACTAACGGGGATACAAGACCGTTGCTGGCTTACAACAATGAGCCGGTGACTGTCGGCAACCTTGCCGGAACGGGTATCTACGAAATTCACTATAACAAGTACACCAACGAACTGTTCCTTGTTAACGGTGGGTATCGTCCGACAACCGCATCGACACCGACTCCGACAGCAGAAGCAACCGCTCAAAAGAGCAAGTAGTTAACATGGGGCTTTGTGGTTGTTTCCAAAATGGAAATAGCCACACCCCTTTAAAATCAAACCAATATGTTTCAATCACTTCGTACCAATAACCAGTTGTATATACTTCATAAGGATGCTAATCCGTTTATCGAATACGGTCCGGTAGTCAGCGTTTCCGCTCCCAAGCCGAAATATCCTATGGCACCCCCTATGGGACAGTTGCCCCAAATGGAAATGGTTGTGGATGTCGTTGTCTGTATCAACGGGCAGAACACGACTTTCCAAAATCTACCTGCTGGCATGGATATAGCCGACTTCGGACAGAACGGCAATATCGTAGTGTCATGCTCTCGTGATGCGATGAACAACGAGGTCGCTTCTATGAAACAGAAAAGCATAGACATTATCAACAGCATGGACTTCCACAATTCCGTCATTGCGGGATGTGATAAGATGCTGACGCTCTTGAACCCCGAATTTGCAGAGAAACAACGTCAGGAACAGGAAATATCCTCTCTGAAAGGGCAAATGGCGGAAATGAGCAAGAACATGTCCGGCCTTATGGAATTGAACAAACGGCTTATGGAACAACTCGGAGTTGCTGAAACATCTAAAACAAAGAAATAATATGGGAATGTGGGAAATATTGGAAGAAGGGCGCGGAGAATATGACCGTGACTTCGGTATGAGAGGCGGTAATCCTATGGAAGAAGCCTATAGAGAGGGTTGTCGTCATGGTTACGAGAAAGCCATGCGTGAGATGCAGGGCGGTGAAATGGGCTATCGTAACAGCGGTGGTTCACGCGGTGGAAGCTATAGCGGCGGCTCGGATATGGGAGAACGTCGTATGCCGGGTTACTTCCCGGAATATCCGGTTTACAACGAACGCCGCGATTCACAGCCTTACGGTGATGATATGGGCGAACGCAGACGCAGACGCGCCAACGGAGAGTTCATGTAATGGAGAGGGGATTATTCCCCTCTTTTGCCAATCACTTAAAATCAGGAAAATATGAAACAAAGATTAGATACATACGACAGAATACCGCCTGCAATGGCTGACTATCTCAGCCAGTACGGATGGCATTTCAGCAAGAAGATGTGCCTATGGGCTGTTTCCCGCATGAAGATGGAAAATAAATCTACGGGCAAGGAGGAAAAACTTGAACCAATCAGCAAAGAGCAGGTAGAGGAACTTCTTAAAAAGTACAGTATAAACCTGGAGAAGGATGCAGGGTACGACAGCGTTTACGTGGCAAACATGGCGAAGTCGGATTACTACAAAAGTTCTATCACTGACGAAGCACATCTCGCATTGTTCATTAAGGATTACATAGATGATGTGGATGCTTACAATGGAATGCCTTTCACTCGGTTCTATGCCGACTGCATAGGCTCCGGCAATCCTATCATGTGGGAACAGATGATGTAGCCTATGATAATACAGGAATTTTACATACCGGATTATGATTGGGAAGTACGTGTATATTATGCGGTGGACTGCTATTATACCGACCGTATCATCGCCGACCTTCAGCGGGTAGGATGCAGGGGGATGGATTTGGCGAATGCCTATAAGAACATGCGCTCCTGCAATCTGAATACGGGTATCACTTACTCCAATATCCGAAACAGGCAGACCGTAATGGTTATAGCCCTTACTTCTTCCCCGGCAGAGTTTCAGAACTCTTTCGACCACGAAAAGGGGCATCTATGCCGGCATATCTCACGGGCGTTTGGCATCGACCCGTATGGAGAAGAGGCGCAGTACCTTAGCGGATATGTGGGACAGAAGATGTTCCCGGTAGCGAAGAAATTTTTGTGTGAACATTGCAGAAGAAAATTACTGGAATGACAATACTAGTCCTTTCCAATTTGGAAAATACTGGAAAATATTATGTAAATTGTTCTTTGACTTGTTGGAATTACCGCCAACTCACCTCATATTTTGTTAAATATGTGAATAAACCCGGTTAAATACACATTAAAGTGAACACTTTGTTTACTTATCTTGTTATATTTGTGGCAGAAAAAGTTAACTGTATGGCTGCGATAAATGTAAAATTGGTAGATAAGTCAGATAAGGCTACATTATATACTATTTGCTTTGAAGGTGAAGATATTTCCGAATTTGAAAAGTTTCTGATGAAATTTAAAGATAATGCAGAGCTTAGAAGAGACTATCAAATAATCCTTTTAGCTGTGAAGAAGATATTAGACAATGGTGTATTTGAGCGTTATTTTAGACCGGAAGGAAAGGTAAAAGATAATGTATGCGCATTGCCGATAACATCCGGCAAGCTTAGATTATACTGTTAAGAATATCTGATAAAATATTAATTGCAGGCAACGGTGGGATAAAGCAAAACAAGACATACAACGAAAGCGAAGAGCTGAGTGGATATGTAATGGATTTGCAGAAGTTTGATAATATCCTCAGAATAGCTATTAAAAAAGGTTCTGTCACTGTAGAGGAAACGGAAATATTAGATATAGAAAGTAAAACCTTTGAGTTATGAACGCAAACGAATTATTTAAAAGTTGTATCTCGGATATTCCCAATGACGTAAGGAAACAGGTAGATATGTCGTTTGCATTATCTGACAAGATTGATGCTATTTTGAAAGAGAAAGGCATGTCTCAAACAGAACTTGCCAAACGTATGGGAAAACGGAAATCAGAGGTAAGTAAATGGTTATGTGGAACTCATAATTTCACATTGAGTACAATTGCTAAAATTTCAGACGTATTAGGATGTGATTTAATTAAAATTTAGCAGTTTCTTGTTGAAAATTTAAGGCGGTAATTCCAACATGGTTTCACCGCCTTTTTTTTGTGTTCGGGCGGCATCCAAGTTCGGACACAACTTTATTACGTACCGAATGGAAGTTAAGAAAATATTCCAAGCCATATTATCAGGCAAATCACGGGAAGAAGTATATAACATGCTTTCTCCCGAACAGAAAGATACGCTGAACAGTCTTGCCATAGCAAATGGTATAAACCGCCAACAACGTAGAAAACTTGAACGTGATGCGAAAAAGGGATTACATAGATGAACTGCTTGAATTGGCGGACAATGTCCTTTACATGGACTATTGCCGCCTTTTCCAGGTTATCCAATGGAACGTTTAGAACGCTTTGAACGGGTTCTCCATTGGGTTATACCGCTTGCTGTGTTGGCGAGGGTTATATCTGTATGCTTGTAAGTTTACTATCTGCATTTAACTTTTGTAAGTCCATACTTAGCCAACCTTAGATATATCGTCCTTACACTTACATTCAGCATCTCTGCCATTCTGCGGGGCGGTATCTTTTCTTCCTTGTATAACTTGGTAATGTTTTCTTCCGAAAGCGGGTCGACAAAAGGTTTCTTCGGCTCTGCTATCCCCATCCGTTTACGTGACTTCGCTGCATATGCTTCATTTTGTTTGTCTTTTTGTGACGTAAATAACAGTGGTCTTGTTAAGGCGTAGAGGGAATAGCCTTCTTTCCACTTCCTTGTGTTGTTCGGCAAGGCTTTCTACATCCCCGTTGACCGTAGTGTCAATCTTCTTGTATTTGTCCGGGATACGGGAATGTCTGTCTCTGATTATTCTGTCTGCTTTTCTCATGACTTCTCTTCATTGTCTGAAAATACTAAATTTTGTACTTCTTCTTCCCATATATCTCCCTCATTTCCTTCAAAGTCAAGATATACCGTATCTTTAGGGCTTGGATTGTTGAAACTAGAAAGCAGCCCTATTACCTGCATGGGTATGGAAAGTCTTTCTCCTTGTGGTGACGGGAGTTTTATTCTCACCCGGTCACCGATTTTTAATTCTGTTATATCCATTATTTTATTATACTAAATTTATGATACCATTTATCTGCATAACTGAACCATCCTATAATGAATGATTTGCCGAAGAGGGTTGCTTTGTATAGTTTGCTCATATGCCTATTTCTTTTGCGTAGCGTTTCAATTCTCCAATGGAAAATAATCTCTCTTTCTCGTAAATCCCGGCTGCACTATGTTCAAGACTACATCCATTGGAATAATGCCACCCTTCAAGGAATAGCACAGCATCGCATTGAAGCAGGGCGGTAATATCCCTGCCTATATGCTCTTCGTAACTCGTGTCCGGATTTGAAGACACCTCTAAGGGAGATACCGCTTCAAAACCAAGTTGTTCTATAAACTCGGAAGCGGATTTGCATCTTTTCTCAACATCTTTTATGTCATACCCGGTGATAGGCAGACTGATATATATTTTCTTTTTACTCATGTGTTTCTTTGTTCTTTAATTTATCAAGGAACTTGCTATCTCCCGAATAATCCGCACCGATAGCCTTTTTACTTTCAACAATCTGTTCCAAAAGGGTTATAGCTTCCTTTTTCACTTCTTCTACTTCATTATAACCGCAGGCTTTATCAATCAACTGCTCCATAGTCGATTTAGGCTTGGAAAGCTGTTCTTTGAGCTTGTTTAATCTCCAGTAGCAGTAATCAATTGTGGCGACGTGTTCTAAATTACTCATAGTTGCTTTTTCAATAATTCCGGGCTGTCGTAAATATTGCCTGCATATCTAATCCCGAACATATCTATCATTTGTCCTATTGGCTTATTTCCAAGATTTTGAGACAGAACTTCTAATAGCACAAAAGAACCGATTTTATCACTATACACTACTTCACATAGTACACCAGCGCATTCAACCAAATCATGCTCATATATTTCTCTATCATTGTATTTAACTCCCGTGAACTGCCCAACAGTTTCAGCCCATACGTCATCGCACCGGCAGTTTTCCGGAGAATATATCTTTGCCTTGTCTGTGAGGATAAGTCCGTTTTCGTCCCTTCCGGCAGTATAGAAAAAAGAGAGAAATCCATATATCCATTTCCCCGTATCAGTACTTTTCCCTCTGAATTTTATTTCACGCTTCATAATCAATATCTTTTCTCGTTTTTAATCAATCAGTTCAAATTCATATACGAAAACATAAGGATTGGATGCCCATGTACCTTTGCCGGAGACTTTATCTATCAGTTCTGCGAATGCGTCACGAGAATCATTGTAGTCGGGTATATCTGCATTATGGAATGAATAAAAAGGAATATCCTTTTGTCCAGCATCCCATTTAAAAATTCCTTCCTTAAAGCAATCTTCATCGGATATGTTCTGTAACCGTTCTATCTTGATGTCGGTAATGCGAATTTGATGGGGCATGAGGTTAGGTGCAACAAACATTTTGTTGTTCCAGCCCTTTTGACAACAAGCAGTTTCTTTGACATATCCATCTATTTCGGGAATGCTTCTATACAAGACCTTATCAGGTCTAAAACCTGCGTTCTTATAGCTTTGCGCTACAGCCACAATTTCACCAACCTTGTAACGCGGTAGAATTTCTCCGCCGTCAAATTCTCTTTCGTCTGCATCGTACATACATGGCCAGCCAACTACTTTCTTATCGGACTGACGTATATGTATGTTGAATCCGGCTACCCATTCCCCTTTAAATTCTCTCGGACATTTGATGACTCTTCGGGTCTGCGTCTTCCGACCATCCAATACAGCCTGGGTTAGGCTATATTTATCATTGAACATTATCTTCTTCATTGCTGTTTCTCCTCTACTTTAAAAGATAATTTCTCAAGTTTCTCAATCTGCTTACGAAGAGAAGCGATTTTCCTAATCTTCATTTCTTCCGCCTTTTTCAACGCTTCGGATTTATCGGTGAATGCGTTTTCCCCTATACGGAAGTAAGAACATAAACCATCAATTACATATTCTCTATCTTCAAATCTACTTCTAATAATATCCGCTTCTATCTCTTTAACGCCTGTTGTTAAAGCATACTTTGTTATAAATACTTTTGCCA